ACAGCACCTTGCGATGAGTAGAGTCATCCCCCATCAGTAAATCACCGACTTTGATGTCTTGCACCATTTTGATGGATCCATCATACATCAAAATTGGCGTATCTTTCGCATGACATTTGCCAGTGCCAAGGCCATGGAAAAGAAGCATGGACCGGTAGGGCGTGCGGGCCGCCAAATATTGCACGGCCACGTATTGGTACAAGTATTTTTCGAATGCACTGCACTTGGAGCTCACGGCCTTTGTAAAGGCGGCCGCTGTGGGGTAGGCATTTGCGGGCAGCGCTGGAACCCGAAGTGCCCGAAATTCAGGCCGGTCCACAACGGCTGTGGCAAATTCAGGATCCGGGTCACTCGCTAACTTGGGAAAGTGCTTGCGGCTCATTTCCACATCTATAAGAATCGTGGAAAAGAAGGGCAAAGGGAGTGGAAAAAATGAGGGCATAAAGGATATATGCATATGTGAAAGCAGCGCAAATCCCATATCGCAAGATGTTAAAGACTCTACCTGAGCGGTGTCAATGCATGATGCTGCCGGCACAGAGCGGAAAAACTAGTAAGATGCAGGAATTAATGCAGAAATATTCCACAATGAACCGATTGTGTGGTGCGCCAGGAGCGTTCAATATAGTTATTTGCTCAAATAACAAGACCCTCGTCTGTCAAACTGCCGTGCGAATGGATGGCGTCGTTGATTCTGACGAAGAACATACGGAGAATGATGACACCGATAGTGATGACTCAGAGTACGAATTTGTAATGGATGACAACACATCTAAGGTGTACTCATGGTTTTCAGGTTCAAACAACAATAAAAGCGCAAGAGAAGTTGCATGGATGGTAACAGAAGAGGGTCTTCAAATGGTAATTTGTTGTGCTCATCATGTGCGCATTAAGTATGTCAAAAAGCTCATTACGTTGTTGAACAAAAAACAGCGAGCAATGGACGTTTGGATCGACGAGGCGGACTCGTCAATTAAATTATGGTCGAAATTGGTGGATAGTGGAACTTTGAGTCTTCCACTTGTTGATCGCGTGACTTTGATCAGCGCAACTTTCAATAGTGTTTTCAAAATGTATAAACAATTACCAATTATGCCATTTGAGAAAACACATCTCGATATATACCATAAATTTTCAGACTCTGAAATTGTGATTGAAAACACTGAAGCGGATGCATTTTCGTTCGTTAAAGCAATTCTAAAAAAGTACGATATGATCACTGCGCCGGGGATGAAATGTTTCATTCCTGGCGACCATGCACAAAGCTCACACGACATCATCGAACGCCTGCTACTCAGTAAAGGATTTGCAGTGGTTGTTGTAAATGGTAGCCGTAAGCAAATTACTGTCCCCAACGGGAATGGTGATTTCGTTGTTACTCATCTTTCCTCTCTCGGAGGCGACACGGTTGAAATCGGTGAAAAGATAAAACTATTCTACCATGCCAATAACCTACAGCGATTTCCATTTGCAATAACAGGACAAATGTGTGTTGGTCGTGGACTAAGTTTTCAGAGGGAGGGTATGTTATTTGACTTTGGAATTTTACACACTATTAACAATGCTTCGGAAGCCTATCAGACAGGGTGCAGAATGAATGGAAATGTCAAACACCTACCTGACTATAAGCCATGCCTGATTTTTACAACTTCACAAATGCAAAAAAAAATTATAAAACAAGAGGAATATGCGGTGACCCTCGCACGGCTTGTGTATGAGCAGAAAAATGACGAAACATCCATGATAAATCAGCAAGATTTGAATGCAGTTCAATATGGTTATACATCATGTTTTGATGAAGCTTCCAAGTGCAAGCATCATCTGCTGTCCAAACTAAAACCGGGGTTCGGCCGGCCATCAGCATACTCATTAAGCCAAGACAGAACAATACAGGTCCGTGGTCAACAACAGCCATTGCGGAATCTTTGTGAAGCTTTTGCTGGAAATATTGGAGCGGCTGAAGACATACATATGGGTGTCTCTGTCAAGCAGAACGGGTGTTCTGCACGTATCATGCCTTTTACATTCCAAGGAAAAGTCAAGTGGGTTGGGATCTACAACAAACAAGCTTACGATATGTGATGATTGGGTCAACTTATTTTTTATTTTTGTCTATTCCCAAAAATTGACACAATGAGGGCCTGGCTACCATATAAAGTAATTGCCCTTATTCAGGAAGTAAGCGAGGCTTGTCTTCATTTGCAATGGCGCCCAAGACAATTGCCGAGAAGTACAAGAAGCACGAGCTCCGCGACCACGTCTACGAGCTTCCCGATAGCTATGTGGGAAACACTGAACCCGTCGCACTTGAAACGTACCTTTACGATGACTCTACAAAATCAATGGCGAAACGTGAAATCACTTACGTCCCCGCATTGTTCAAGTGCTTCGACGAGGTCCTTGTGAACACGCTAGACCAAGCTACACGGCTCAAGGCCGAGGCGGCGGCAGGCAAAACAGACATCAAACATGTGAAAAATATCAAGGTGAATATTGATAAGGCGACAGGTGTCATTGTAATTTTCAACGACGGCGATGGAGTTGATGTGGAAAAGCATCCAACGCACAATGACATGTACATCCCAGAACTCATCTTTGGGCACCTCCTCACGTCTGCAAATTATGACAAAGAAGAGGATAAAACAGTCGGTGGCCGTAACGGAATGGGTGCCAAATTAACCAACATTTTTTCTCACGAGTTCACGGTTGAAACTCTCGACCATCGTCATGGACGCTCTTACAAGCAAAAGTGGTCAAACAATATGCTCAAGCGCGAAAACCCAACGGTGCGCGCCTCAAGTAAGGCTTCTCCGTTTACTCGCATCACTTGGAAGCCTGACTATGAGCGCTTTGGAATGACGGGTATGACAGACGACCTTTACGACCTATTCCGTCGCCGTACAATGGACGCCGGGGCATGCACGGATGCGAATGTTGCTGTCTACTTTAATGATGTTAAACTAGAGTTCAAGGATTTCGAGCACTACGTTGACCTTTTCATTGGCAGCAAGACAGAGCGACCTCGAGCATACGAAGTGTGCAATGCCGATGGTCGCAAGTGGGAGGTAGTGGCAACCTACAGCGACGGCGGCCAATTCGACCAAGTATCTTTCGTGAATGGCATCAACACGCTTCGTGGCGGCAAGCATGTGGATTATGTTGTTGCCCAAGTCTCCAAGAAGATGAACGAAGTGATGGCAAAGAAAAAGAAAGACATCAAGGCTCAGCACATTCGAGACAACCTGTGGGTCTTCGTAAAGTCTACGATTGTCAACCCGACCTTCGACAGCCAAACCAAGGAGACACTCACTACACAATCTTCCAAATTCGGCTCCAAGTGCGAGCTCAGCGACAAGTTCATGCTCAAGCTCTTCCAGACGGGGCTCGTCGACCGTGTGACGGCCATCACAGATTTTCACGACAAGAAAAAGCTCACAAAGACGGACGGCAAAAAGACGAGCCGTGTGATTGTCCCAAAGCTGGATGACGCTAACAAGGCAGGCACCAAAGACAGTGCCGCGTGCACGCTTATCCTTTGCGAGGGAGACTCAGCAAAGACGATGGCGATTGCTGGACTATCGGTGGTGGGGCGTGATTACTATGGCGTCTTTCCTCTCAAGGGCAAGGTGCTCAACGTCAAGGATGCACAAGCAAAGAAAATTGCCGATAACGATGAAATCTCTAACCTCAAGAAAATCCTTGGTCTCGAGCAAGGAAAAAACTATGCGGACGTCAATTCTCTGCGGTATGGCAGTATTATGATAATGACCGATCAGGACGTGGACGGGTTCCATATCCGTGGCCTACTGTTCAACGTCTTCCAATCTCTCTGGCCATCGCTGTTCAAGATGAACGGTTTCTTGACGAGCATGCGCACCCCTATTGTGAAAGCAATCCACCCCGTGAACGGCACAATCGCTTTCTACAATATTCCCGAATTTGAGGCATGGCGCGCTGCCCGCGTGGACGAGGCCGCCGGCCTACGCGGATGGCACATGAAGTACTACAAAGGACTCGGTACATCGACGGCCGCTGAGGCCAAGGAATACTTCAAGTCCCTCAACATCACTTTCTACAAGCACGATGGCAAGGCCAGCGAGGATAGCATGGACCTCGCCTTCAACAAGAAGCGCGCCGACGACCGCAAGGCATGGCTGATGAAGTTTGACCCTTCGCGCACTCTCGACTATTCCAAGAAAGACGTATCGTTCAGCACCTTTGTGCACGATGAGCTCATCCACTTTAGCAATCGCGACCTCGAGCGCAGCATTCCCTCCATGGTGGACGGCCTGAAGGAAAGCACGCGCAAGATCATGTTTGGCTGCCTGAAAAAGAAGCTCTACACCAAAGAAATTCGCGTTGCCCAGCTGAGCGGATATATTTCGGAGGTGGCAGTCTACCACCACGGTGAGAAGTCGCTTCAAGATGCCATCGTGCGCATGGCACAAGATTATGTGGGCGCAAACAATATTAATCTACTCAGTCCCAATGGCCAGTTTGGAACTCGCATTCAAGGCGGCGACGACGCGGCTAGTCCGCGTTACATCCACACGCTTCTATCGCCCCTGGCGCGGCTCATTTTCCGCGAGGAGGACAATGCTGTGCTGAAATATCAAACGGACGATGGCACGCCCATTGAGCCCGAGTACTATGTGCCGGTCATCCCCATGGTGCTCGTCAACGGCGGCATCGGCATTGGCACGGGTTTCTCTACAAACATTCCCGCACACAATCCAACCGAAGTGATTGCGATGTGTGCGATGCTGATTGCCTCGCTCGATGCCGGTGGTGTCGAGATTGTGCGTCGCGCTGACTTGGCCGCCGCATTCGAGCGCATGGAGGCCGCCCGTGTGGACGAGGGCATGCCATGGACGCTCGGCTTTGCCGGTACGATTTCCAAGCACAAGGAGGGATACATTAGCAAGGGCACATGGAAGTGGATTAATGAGACGAATCTCGAAATCACGGAGCTTCCAATCGGCACATGGACTGAAGATTACAAGGAGATGCTCACGGAAATGATTGCCAACAACCACTCCCTTCTCAAGGATTTTGAAAACCATTACACGGACAAGAAAGTAGGCTTCTTGCTGAAGTTCTACCCGGGTAAGAAGGAAGCTGCAAACGCCGTCCTTGAGACGGAGTTCAAGCTCGCGAGCACCAAGAACATGAGCATGAACAATCTGCACCTCTACAATGCCAAGGGGGCCATCCAGCGCTTCAAGAAGATGGCGGACATTGTGAAGGCATGGGCGCGTGTGCGGCTCACAACTTACTTCGACCGCAAGGAGAATCTCCTGAAGGTGATGGAGGCCGATTACAAACTGGTGTCTGCCAAGGTGCGCTTCATTCAAGATTTTATTGACCAGAAGATTGAGATCATGAACAAAAAGGAGCGCGAAGTGGATGAGCAGCTGGCGCGTATGCACTACCCGAAGCTGGACGAATTGATGACGGCAAACACGGAAGAGACCGAGGGAGAGGGTGGGGATGACGCAAAGAAACCCACGACGCAAATCGCGAACTACCGCTACCTGACAAATATGCCCATTCGGCACTTGACCTTCGAGGAGAAGACCAAGCTAGAAAAAGAAGCGCGCGTTCTCAAGGAGCGCATTGACGGCCTTCGCGACATGCCGATTCATCATATCTGGCGCCGCGAGCTTGAGGAGCTTCGCGCTGCTTGGGAGGACCATAGGATGTCCGTAGAGAAGGGGCTCGCCATGGGTGTGGCGCCACCGGCGGCCGCCGCAAAGAAGCGGGCAAAGTAAATTGTGTGTGATGTGATCTTATTTTTGTAATTTTTGGATTTAAAGAGGGCAAATGATGGGCACCTATCATGGAAGATATCAAGGATGCCTTGGCCACCATTGCCCAAAAATGCCCTAGCGGCGAACAACACCTTGATGATATCATCAAGCGTACAACATCCGTTGAAGTCCCAAACATCGTCAGCGCCCTTCTCGAATCATGCAAGAGTCCCTCATGGAATGTAAAAGAAGCATCTCTAAAGCAATTGGGATTCCTAGCGGGGTCTCAACAAGCAGAGATATCCGCACTATTGCCATCCATCATCCCAATCCTCACTCCCCTTGTGTGGGAGGCCAAACAACAGGTTGCAAAAGCCGCGATATTTGCACTCACTCGATTGTATGATACAATAGCCAATAGAGACGTAGAACCGTATGTGCCTGTTCTATTGCGCGCTCAACAACACCCTGATGAAATTGCCGAGACTATTCACACGCTTTCATCTATTGTTTTCGTGCAAGCAGTGCGTGCCCCCGCCCTCGCTGTCTTGGTGCCGTTGCTATTGCGCGGCTTTGCTGTGCGTCAAACTGCAATTCGCCGAAAATGCTGCCTCATTTGTGAAAACATGTGCAAACTCGTCGACGACCCGGAAGATATTCGTGTATTTTTGCCTCAGCTTGAGCCATGTGTTGCATGGGTGATGAATGAGGTGGCCGATCCAGAGTGCCGCGGTGTTGCCACGCGAGTGCACGCGACTTTAGGCAGAATGTTGGCAGCCACTAAAAAAGAACACGCCCGTGCAGAAGACTATGAAGACGACGGAGACGAGCTCTTATGCGAGTGCAAATTTTCTTTGGCATACGGCACACGTATTTTACTTAATAATACGAGCATGCGCCTGCTAAAAAGCAAACGATATGGAGTTTGTGGTGACAACGGTTGCGGGAAGTCTACTTTAATGCGCGCGATTGTCAACGACCAAGTGGAAGGCTTTCCAACGCGCGATGTGTTGCGTCGCGTTTATGTCGAGCACGATATTGATGGGAGCCATACCGACACATCTGTTGTGACTTATGTATTCGATCATCCTAGCATTGTTGCCATGAATTTGGACATTAATGACGTGCGAAATGCACTCATCAGCGTGGGCTTTACCGACCAAAACAATGGCACCGGTGGCGGGCCGCCATTGTCCAATACGGTTGGTTCTCTTTCCGGTGGATGGAAAATGAAATTGGCTCTTTGTCGCGCCATGCTTGAGAATCCAGATGTTTTGTTGCTTGATGAGCCTACCAATCACTTGGATGTTGCAAATGTCAAGTGGTTAGAAAATTACTTGATTAATACCCCAGTGACGTGCTTGATTATTTCGCACGACTCTGGTTTTCTAGACAATGTGTGCACACATGTGATATATTACCAAGACTTAAAACTGCAAACGTACAGGGGCAATCTTGCTGCATTTGTTGAGGCCCATCCAGAGGCGCGTTCCTATTATGAATTGGGTGCAACGCCCGAGGTGTTCAAGATTGCCGAACCAGGATTTTTGGAAGGTGTCAAAACGAAAGATAAGGCCATTCTCAAGATGCATGGAGTAAGCTTTACATACCCAGGTCGCGACGTGCCTGCTCTCACAAATGCCAGTGTATACGTATCGCTAAGCTCCCGGGTGGCCTGCATTGGAGCCAACGCTGCAGGCAAGTCTACACTCATAAAGCTACTCACCGGTGAAATGGAACCTAGCTCAGGGACCGTTTGGAAGCATCCTAACCTGCGGATCGCCTACGTAGCCCAACACGCCTTTCATCACATTGAGAATCACCTCGATATGTCTGCCAATGAGTACATCCGTTGGCGTTATGCAACGGGCGAGGATCGCGAGGCAGAGGACAAAGTCACACGCAAAATAAGCGACGAGGAACGGGTGGCATTGGAGGCCAAATTCATGTTCAACGGTGTGAAGCGTCAATTCGAGGCTATTCGTTCGCGTCGCAAGCTCAAAAAGTCGTATGAGTACGAGGTATGTTGGAAAGACCTGAGTGAGGACAACAACTCGTGGATTGAACGCGAAGATTTAGTCACGATGGGCTTTGAAAAGTATGTAAATGAATTTGATATGAAAGAGGCCACACAATTGGGGCTCATGATGAAGCCACTGACACAAGCCAATGTCGAAAAACATTTGGCGGACCTCGGCATGACAGCAGAAATAGGCACACACAATCGTATTCGCGGTTATTCTGGTGGCCAAAAGGTCCGGTTGGTAGTGGCGGCAGCAACATGGCTAAATCCGCATGTCATCGTGTTGGATGAGCCAAGCAACTACTTGGACCGCGACAGTCTCGGTGCATTTGCGGCGGCACTAAAAACATATGGTGGAGGAGTTGTGGTCATCAGTCATTCTCGTGAATTTTTGAGCACTATTGAATGTGCGGAGACGTGGACTGTGGGTGGTGGTCTGGTAAATGTCGAAGGGGCGGCAAACGTTTCTTCGTTTGCGAGAGAAAAAATCGGGAGTGTTGCAGGCGGTGACGACGAAGTCATAGACGCTTTTGGTAACACTATCAAGGTTAAGGCACCAAAGAAAACAATCTTGAGCAACAAAGAAAGAAAGGCGCGCGATAAGGCACGCAAAGCACGCCGGGAGCGTGGTGAGGAAGTAAGCGAGAGCGAAGAGGATGCTTGATACTCTATGCTATGTTTCTTTTTGTACATTATCTTCTTCGAGATATTGGATGTTCCCCGTTTCGTCGAGAATCATTACATACAAACGAGTTCGTGCTTCGTTTGCAATTTTGCTATCCTGCCTACTTGTTGTTTTTACATAGTCATCCATCATGGCATCGAATAATGTTTGATATTTCTGCATGAACTCGGGTTGAACCATGCAATTTAAGACCATCTTGGAGCCGGTATTAACCATGGCCTTTTCTATTTGGTCGTGCGATGATTTGACCCACTTTCCGTCTTTTACTTTTTCGATTATTTTGTCACGTTTGCATGCGAGGCGCACATTGTGATTTTCGGGGTGCTCCGGGTGGAAATGCACGTTTCGCATGAGCTCGGCGAGTCCGGTTGAGAAGCAGTGTGCTATTTGCGTGAGGTACTCCTTCGATATGTAGGAAACGTCTTCTTCGCCAAAATTGCGAGGCATGTGGATGTGTGTATGGAAGTTCGCTACATTTGCATTATCCCCGTTAACAACCGTACCATTGTTTATATTTTTTGTTTTTGAGGTTGTTGGAGGGTCTGTCTTGTGGACTTTTAGACAGTGAAGTTGCAACCCTTGTGCGGAATTATAGCCTTTTGTGCAAATTGAGCACATAAAGCGGTCTTTTGTTGGAAACATGTTTTCACGAATTTCATCTAAGCAAACATCTCTACAACCGGGTGATGGTTTACAAGAACGCCCTCTAAAAACATGTCTTTTGAATGTTGGTTTATGGTCGGTTACAAAATGGCATCTTGGACATGTAAACTCATACGTAATGGGTGCAGCTCCTTCATCACCCATACCTCGTTGTTTAGATCCGTGTATTATCTTCTAAATCGGTTAAAATTAATTTTGACGCGTTCGTAGAACTTCTACCCTAGAATCCGAAACGATGCCCTTTTCAAAATAAGGCACTGTAAGAAACGCTTGCAAAGTGAGCAGACACAAACGGTGTGTAATTTGTAATTTATGTGAACGGTTTTCCTTACTGTGCTTTTGTAAAGGAGGGGGCAAAAGTATGTTTTTTAGAAAGCTAGCAGGTTCAGAACTTGTGGGAACGGAACGTCCAAAAAAGAGGGCTTTCCAAAACTTGTTAAAATTAATTTTGACGCGTTCGTAGAGAATCTACCCTAGAATCTGAAACGATACCCTTTTCAAAACAAGGCACTGTAAGCAACGCTTGCAAAGTGAGCAGACACAAACGGTGCGTAATTTGTAATTTATGATTATGGTTTTCCTTACTGTGCTTTTGTAAAGGAGGGTCTAAAAGTATGTTTTTTTAGAAAGCTACCAGGTTCAGAACTTGTGGGAACGGAACGTCCAAAAAAGAGGGCTTTCCAAAACTTGTTAAAATTAATTTTGACGCGTTCGTAGAGAATCTACCCTAGAATCCGAAACGATGCCCTTTCCAAAACAAGGCACTGTAAGCAACGCTTGCAAAGTGGGCAGACACAAACGGTGTGTAATTTGTAATTTATGTAAACGGTTTTTCTTACTGTGCTTTTGTAAAGGAGGGGGCAAAAGTATGTTTTTCAGAAAGCTAGCCGGTTCAGAACTTGTGGGAACGGAACGTCCAAAAAAGGGGCCTTTCGAAAACTTGTTAAAATTAATTTTGACGCGTTCGTAGAGAATCTACCCTAGAATCTGAAACGATACCCTTTTCAAAACAAGGCACTGTAAGAAACGCTTGCAAAGTGGGCAGACGCAAACGGTGCGTAATTTGTAATTTATGATTATTGTTTTCCTTACTGTGCTTTGTCAAAAAGGGCGGTAAATGTGGGTATTTGCTTTTAAAGCCACCAATTAAAGTAGACATCAACGAAGTATGACATCAACATCGAGTGTCAGTGCCATCAAAACACAGTTAAGCAATGGTCAAGTTGGAGCATCTGTCCTTTCTCGTGGAAATCCCGGACAGAGTTCGCTTGCCCTTACATCACTAAACGAGACTCATTATTACTTTGTCAACTCAACTAACTTTATAGACATTTCAACTATCATGGTCGAAAATGCTGTGTACGAGGTCATGTTCGATGGAATGACGGGCGGTGTAGGCATTAAGCCATCTATTGCGCCAAATTATAACTCATACACAAACGCATTCACATCTACATACTTTCGCGGAATTGATGCGGCTGCAACAGGATATCCAACAGTTACTGGAAATCCTGGATTCTTCACGGCAACAACCAGTCAATTCGCATTCGAAAATTACAATGGCGCGGTGGGTTCAAGTCCATGTGGAAAGATGGTTATCTTTAACGTCCGTGGGTCAAAAATGGTAATGTATCATGGCGGGGACACACGGGGCGTATGCATAGGAAATAGTCAATGGAATGACACAACAACCCAATGGACCAACGTTGGCAGGTTAAATATGTCAGCTTCAGTAGATAGACTTCGCGTCTGGGTGAGGCGTTTGGCATAATGTCTATTTCATTAAGGCAACTCAAATCCAATGCGGACAACGGTGCAGGCATCGGGGCAAAAGTAATAGTGCGCGGCAATCCAACGCGCACAAGCCTACTCGCTCTAACTTCATTTCAAGAAGTGCATCTTTATCAGGCAACGAGCGTTGGTTCCCTTGACATCGCCACAACAATGGAGGAAGATGCTGTATATGAGGTCCTTTATGCAGCCATTTCCACATCTGGAAGCACCAATGCAGATCCAAGCCTTTTTCCAAATTTTACTTCATATCCAAATGAGTTCGCAACGAACTATCTGTACACATCATCATCGAGTGCAGGAGCCGCCCCATACTGGTATAATCAAGGCGCAATTGCACATGTATACTTTGACCACTTTGGAGGCGGCGAAGGCGCAAATCCGTGTGGACGTTGGACCATCTTTAACTGCCGAGGCACAAAAATGATTAAATACCAAGGTGCAGACACAAGATCGGCATGCATAGGAACATGTCGATGGAATAATTCAACCACGCAATGGTCTTCCATCGGTGAACTCCGGTATTTCACAACGGCGGCCATGATTACAGCATGGGTTCGTCGAATCGCATAACATATATTTTGTAAAAGCAGATGTCGACAACATTTACTGCCCTGCAAAGCACTTTGAGCAGTGGGAATATACCTGCACGAGTGATTGCACGTGGGAATCCGGGACAAAGCTCACTTCTAACGTTGTCGTCGTTTAATGAAACTCATTTCTACACTACAGATGCGCAGCAGAACTACATGGACATATCTACTGTAATGGTTGAAAACGCAGTCTATGAAATTCTTTTCATGGGATTTGGTGGAACGGGTGTAAACAATGATGTCATACTAACGCCCAACTTCGGATCATTTACATCAGGTGTATTTACTAATAGTTATTGGGCAAGCGAACAAGGTAATGCGAGCAATCCCATGTACGCATCTCAAGGAATTCACGGTTTCTATTTTGACCATAATTTTGGCGTCCTTGGAGGAAGCCCGTGTGGGCGTTATACATTATATAATACTCGAGATGGCAAAATGGCGCACTATCATGGTGGGGACACAGCATCAATCTGCATTGGAACATGCAGATGGAACGACACAATAACACAGTGGACAAGTGTTGGGCGCTTATCTGTGAATGCGGTAAGCAACAGTTTGAAAGTTTGGGTACGGCGAGTTGCTTAATTATTTATTTGGGCGACGACATTATGCGTGTTATGATTATAGAAAGAGACCATTGGAAATGGCTACCCGCACCAAAATTGTCGAGGACCTCCGCAAGGAGTTCAAGAAGACATTGGCGCTTGGCGGCGAAGACATTTCCAATGATCTCATTCGTTCTGCGATGGAAGAGCCATTATTTGGTGTTCTCACGATGCGCTTTCATTTTGTGGGTCCGCATAAATTGGTTATCACGGGCTCCGGATTTGAGCTGCTGCGCATGCGATACGCCGCCGCGTTGTCGAAAGACAAAGAAGGAGACTACATAATGCCATTCACCATTACGGAACCAATCGTGATTCCAAGTACTGATAAATCCAAAACATACGATTCTAAGTATGTTATTGGATATACATACAACTTGCGCAATGATGACGACATTCAACATGTTTGGGCATTTTTCAAGGCCGTCAAGGCAGTTAATTTGCTCATCAAGGCCACAATACGTTCACCGAATATGCTGGATAAGGATGTGGGTGTCATAGGCGTAGACATTCCCTATGACGAACCAGAATGGGTTACTGCGATTGCAAAGGGACACGTCCAAAAAAACCCAATGCGAACGGCACGCGGCGCATGGTACTTCGGCGAACAAGGCACGTCTAAGGCCGACTTTGAGAAAGCCTTTCGCAAGCTACATGCCCTGCAAGGAGCCGCCAATGCATGTTTCCAAAAAATAAACAAATACGAGGCGGACGAAGACACGATTCCTGCACCCAAAGAGTTGAAGCGTTGGTGGGCAAAATATTGGCCCATTCGAAATACGGCTAGACGAATGATACCAACCATTGCCATCATTTCATTCAACAAACATGCTCGCACATTCGTATACGATGGCGATAAAACCGTAAATGTTATTGACCCATGGCAGCAACCAGCAGATTACGAAAATACACCCGCTTTCAAACGCGTTGTTGACAGTTTTCGAAACGGAAAAGGCTGGAACGTAGTGCCACTAGCTCTGCCCGTTAGTGACCAAGAGCTCGAGGGGTCTTGCGGCGTTGCTGCCCTCGCACGCACGCTATGGATTGCCCATAAGGGCCGCGAGGTCATGTTGCAGCATCCCATTCCGCCCGACTACGCTGTCTTGGCGAAGCGCCTACTCGTGAAAAACAAGGGCGTTCACGACCAATTCACAGCGACCACCAAGATAAATTATTTGTCCATCGCTGAGAATGAAGCGCCGCAACTTCCTACAGCCACCCGGCGCACGTCACTGTCGCCAGGCCTGTTGTCGAGTTCTTCTTCGCCACATGCGATTGTCACGGCTTCTATATTACAAGGCGCCACTCTAAAACCGCATCAGTTGCGTGTGTTAAAGTATGTTGCCTACCAAAATCCCAGGGGGTTATGCCTCTTTCACACAGTTGGTTCGGGAAAAACAATCACGGCAATTGCACTTGCGGTATACATGTTAGCCAGTGGCCGAGTGAAAAATGTCATCATTGCCGCCCCAACAAGTGTGGCCCCCCAATTTTATAGGGAAGTTCTGCGCTTTGCTCCCCCAACATTGCTGTCATATATTGATGTCGTAACGCACGATAAGATTGTAAAAACCGGCGCCGATGTCATTAAAGAATCCACCATGCTCATTGTTGATGAAGCCCACAACTTCAAAAACATTGGCAAGACCCGCACAGACTCGTTGTTGTTTTCGACGAAACGCGCAGCATGCGTGCTCATGCTTTCGGCGACGCCCATAGTCGACAAACCAGGGGATTTAGCGCCCATGATTGCAATGATGCGTGGATCGGAACGCGAGGAATTGGCAACTATAACGAACGAGTTGGAGAGGGGCGTGCTCACAGACAAATACATCAAGTGTTTGTTTTCGATTTATAAAACACGTCAAGCATCAGACGATTATCCGTCGTACACAGAAAAGTATGTTCCAATTCCCATGGATCCGGCGTACTACGCAGCATATGTCAACATCCAAAACAATAAATTGGGAAATGCGGACATCAGTGATAAAAAGAAGTTGAATGTCTTTTTGAGTGGGACACGGATGGCTAGCAACACTATTGGCGACAAAATGAGCGCAAAACTGCTGTGGGCCATAGAGCGCATCAAACATGATTCCAACAATGCGCGAAAAGTGTTGATTTACAGTCAGTTTCTTGATACCGGCATCAAAATCATCCAAGACGAGCTCATGCTTGCTGGTATAAGCTTTGGTGTGGTAGATGGTACGGCAAATGTGGCACAGCGAAAACTCGCGGTGGAACAATATAATTCGGGCATGCTGAATGTCATGATTATAACCATGGCAGGCGCCGAAGGCATAGACCTCAAAGGAACTCGCACGGTGCTTGTGTTAGAACCATGGTTCAATGCGGGCAAGACACAGCAAATCGTGGGTCGCGCGGTGCGCTATAGGTCGCATTTCCACTTGCCGGCGGCCGAGCGTCACGTAGACATATTTTACCTTGTGCTGCAAAAGCCGCGCGTGCGTCTTTCTTACGACAAACTGCATTTATCCGTTGACGAGTATCTCTATCGCATTTCGGAGGAGAAGGACAAGGCAGTTGACGGCATTTATAGACAGCTTGCGAATGCATCGATTGAAAAATGCCAGATTAAACCAATTCAATCATAAATGTTGTAAAATAAGTTTTTTGTTACGGCCACCTATAATATTATTTTGTACGTGCCATAGATAAAGAGAATGGCCAGCAGAGCAGCGGCGGTGGCGGGCATAACGGAGGATCAATGTATCAACTTATTGAACGAACAACTTCAAAATATAAGGAGCAACGCTCCTCTTACACGCCTTAGTAATCCGCTACCTGGTGGGCGTTCAATCGAGCCATTTGGCCCGACGTATCGTCAACTGATAATGAATTGTAGAAGAATGCGGCCCATTATTGATATAATTTACAACGAGATTCTGAGCATGACGCAGCCCACGCCTCCAACTCTTGCTCCTGCCTCGCCTGGTGCACCGCAAGCGCCCCCTGGTATAGCCGCTAACGCTCCTACCGCTCCCGCTGCCGCTTACGCTCATGTCGCCCCTGCAACTGCCTCTGCTGCCACGACCATAACAGCTGCGCAATGTGAAACCTTGTTGATGGAGCAAACTCATAATATTGCAAATTTAAGACCATTAGCACGTCTAAGAAACCCCTTACCGGGTGGGCGTTCTATAAAGCCTTTTGGCCAAAGGTACAACCAAATCATGGCAGATTGCATAAGAATCGATCCTAATAATCAAAGCCGCCACGAGACACTTTTAACGCTCCGTCGCCTTCAAACACAAGTAGCTGCGAACGATGCCACCATAAATTCACTTGACGATAGTTTTATACGTGTACGTACACGTTCGTCACCGAGCATAACTGATTCGCCCATAGGAAATACGGACGAGTATTTGCAAGAATGCACATCAAAGTTCCACAACCTTCCGGCGCCATTTACATCATTAGGGAACAAGTTTGTCAAAATTTGCAACAACTTAATTAATAAAAACCAATGCTCAACAAAATCAGCCGCCGCTTTACAAACAAAACTTGTTGATATTTATGTTTTTCAAAATCCCCCTCCTAGAGTGCAGCTCATACACATTCGTGATGTCGTGAAAGGACAAGAGCTCAAGGTACTTCTTCGAGCATGTTTGGATATACCGCCACGTTCTTTAGGCTTTACGTTCAAGCAAAAGCTGCACCAATTCTTTATTCGGTACAAGGTTCCCCTTGGTGGAGACTTTGCGCCAGGTACCGGACCAATTCGCAGCTTCATGCAAACTGCTGCGAACCAAGTTTTCTCGTCCGGATTTTTCAAACAAGCTGAAGAGGGAAGCTCAAGAGTAATAATCAACAAAAATGTCAATCTCGTGCCCCTTGGGTTGGAAAATTCTCAACGCGAAGCAGTGTTTCAGATAATCGGCACATTCTTTGCATTCTTGATGCTCAATGGAATCAAGTACGACATGCACTTGAACCATTATATTCAAGCCCGCATGTTATTTGAAAAACAAAAAATCAAAGACGATGCCATCATCATGTACTACTTGCTCGCATTTCCGGCAGACCGTACTTCCCGCGTGAGCTTGCTCAAAAATCCGGACCACATAGATGGGCTTATGTTTGATTTTAATGATGAAGTTATGCTAGACCCGTCGCGCAACGAAGAACCTTTATCACGGGCTAACTTTACAGACCATCTTAAGTTACTTGCCAAAAAGAAACTGGAAATAGACGAGACCGAGCCACTTCTTGAGAAATTTTTACAAGGTTTTTTCGTGTCCAGACAAATGATGCGTTCAAAAAAAGTAAATATGTTTGCGCTCGACATTCTCATGACGGGAAGTGATGTTTCGGATGAGCATATTGAAGAAATTATTACAAAAGTATCTCGACCATATAAAGAACGGCGCATACCCATTCCACAATATGTAAAGTGGTTCTTCATGATATTGCGAGACCACGACGGTGAGGGGACACGCTTCCCGAAAAATGTAGCACTTGAACAACCTGCGCGATATGCACAAAGTCCCACGGAGTTCAAAAGGCAACTGTTGTTTTGGTGGACAGGGACGCTCTACTACAACGAATCGTTAAACTACAGCGTCACACTTGGTGGCGGGGTTGGCGACTATTTCAGGGCGCATACATGCTTCAGTTCCATGGATTTCCCGGCGCATATGCCGTCAATAAAGCACATGTACGAGCAGCTGCTACGCCAAGTGTGCGAAACTGAATTTACGATGTATTAGTAAAGGATGGCATTGGCAGTCTCTGGAATAAGAAGCGATTTGGCGGTCACGGGGGCATTTAGTCTCAGCCGAATGCGCACATATGCACCGAATGCGGTTGGGCAAGCCGTGTCAATGTCTGCAATAAAAGCGGGCAACCTTTTTAAAGGCTTATTGTCTTTCAACTCTGCAGCGAATTCGAAGTCTATAAAAATAAATACAGGAACTGTTCAAGATGGGTTTTATTGGGTGACCATTAGCGGTACACCGACAAAGGTGTTTTGTTTGATGGACAATAAGTTTGATAGCGGCGGCTGGATGGCCGTTACGAGTAGTATAAGCCCGCAAACGAGCAACGCTGTTGCATCCGCTGCATGGGAATCGAATGCAGGCGCGAGACTCGATGATCGGGTCGCTCAAATCCTTAATGTCAGCATTGTAGGCGTAAATTGTGGAGGCAACAGTTTTTACTTTCTTAGAAATCCGTCCGCTGTTGGGGTGAGCTATACGGAGTCGTTGTTATTGATGGAGCGCGTGTCAACCATTGGACAATGTTCCGCTATCACGGCTGGCGTTTTCTCAGGGTGGTTCACGGGCCCCCTTTGGGCTGGCGCAGCGAATTCGTCAGGTGCTTGTCTATGGGATAACGGTATATGGGCAAATGTTTGTTGCGACTCAAATAACATGGCAAATCTCAAAAGATATTGGGCTTTCAAAGCGTCTGGAACAAATCCGGATCTTCGCTACAATACGCAATGTGGCGCAGACAGTGGCCAGCACTATCACATGTGGTTTGTGAAGTAAGTGTCAGTTGTTTTTAAAGTAAGTAAGTAAGTAAGTAAGTAAGTAAGTGGGTAAATGAAAACAACAGCAGCAACAGATCAACTTCGTAAACTTATTGAAATATATGCGCGCTACTTGCCTCTCAAGTCGTTTCCATATGTGACACTTACTATTGCGGGTGCATTTCAGGTTATGGCTTGGCTAGGAGGGTCAACGTTGCTTGCAGGTTTTACATTGTTTCCGCGCATCTTTTTGTTGTGGCTTCTGGCATTGGGCGAGTATACTTTCATGTCGCCCACCATGAATGCCGGAGTGGAAGTGTTGGGAATGAATGAGGCGAATCTAGTGATATTGTATCAAGTCATAACATTGTTTGTATTTCTTGTATTTAATATATTTATATTCAAAAAGCCATTCACTTGGCGCCATGGTGTTGCTGTGACATTATTGATAATTGCCGTCTATTTGGTGCAAAGTGAACATTGATCAAAAGCGTGCTTAAGCGCTTGAGACATAAAAGATGCATGGTTATGGATGACATCGATTTTGATGCCGCATCCAAAGCATGGCGCGCCAATAAGGTCGCACTCAAAAATGGATGGTTTCGTTACAAGTGTGCACACTGTAGCAGGACACGTGGAGGTTTTTGTCGTAAAGAGCCGGTTATAGGAACTACATTGTGCAAGTTTCACCTGCGTTATAAAAATTAAAAGCATTGATAGCGCCGCCTCACATAGGAACCGTCTTGATCTTGCATTTAGTGTCGAGCGCCTTTTCTTGACTGATGTCACCCAAGGGAGACGTTCCCAATTTCAATCCCAAGACTTTGCTGCGAAGTTTGTGCAAAGATACGTTTGCGCGCAGGTCTTTTATTTTTTGCACCATTGTCTTGAATTCCACCCCAAGTCCTGTGCGAATTGCCTTCATCGCCTTTTTGCGTTCATCCACATTTTTGATAGCCTTCACGAGGCGTTTTTGGCGGAAAAGCCGGCCTTTTAGGACATCAAGCTCGTTCTTACTGTCCTCGATTAACGGTCTCAAATCAGTCGCATCTTGCGCATAAGCTTTACGCGTCTCTTTAATATCGTCCATTTCTGTTTTCAAGACTTGAACCACCTTCTTTGCTGTTTCCAAATCTTCATCGGCACTCTTAATGTCTGTGTCTTCTAGATAAAATTTCTTACGCAAATCGCTTACACGCATGCCTTCACTGCAGCCCTTCTTCTCCGCTTGCAACTCAAGAATGCGCGCAATTTGTGTTGATTTTACGCCGTCAATGCATGCCAATCGTGCGGGCCCGGGCGTATGTGCGGTGTTGCATTCTTTCAACGCGGTCTTCTTCTGTCCCTTGACCCTTTTAATCTCATCGACCGCATTTTCTTTGCACTCTGCAATGCCTTCCTTTGCAGCCTGTACAAACTCGGCTGCCTCCTCTTTTTTGTCTATCTTAATTTCTTTCAAGTCTGCCTTGGCGGTTCGTAGAGCATCTTTATTTTGAGCCATCGTGAGTCTCATGCCAACAGGCGGCTTTTTGGGAAGCTTGCCATTTTCGTCTTTTTCGGGCTTAATCGCCTTTCTCGAGATAGGAACGCGAATGTCTTCGAGCACCGGATATGAAAAGCTGCGCGCATCGGACGACCTGTCTAAGAACGACACATAGCCCGCAACGGTATCCGCAAAGCGCGTCTTACCCACTCCAGAAAAGGCACCATGTGTGTCTAAGAATGTCTTCGAGAAGTCGGCAAAATCTGTGGGAATCGCATCTTTCGAGGAACGCAAGAGGTTCAGCAGCTGCATCATTTCCATGCCATCCTCTGTGAAAGGCGTGGCTGTCATGAGCATGATGCGCACACTGTCATTTCCCGATAGAGCGTACGAACGTTGAATCATCTCCTCTAGCTTTGCGGAATCCGGGCGCTCCGACGCGGCCACACTTGGCGCGTAAAGCTTGTGCGCCTCATCGATAATCAATAGCGTCTTGCGCAAAGGGTCTTCCACACCGTTGCGTCGCACCATCTCGGCATAAAATTTGTTCTTTTTCGCCAGCAGATTCGTGAATTGCTTGTATGACATAGGCTCGACCCAGTTTTTGCTGAGATGCTTCATGGGACCAACGAGTGTCTTTGGCAGCTTTTTCTTGCCGTCGCGTACGTCCTTTTGTATGACCAAGCTGCACACTTGGCGAAACATATTTTTGAATATATCAGCCTTCAACGTGTGGCGCGTGACCCATAGGATGTTATAGCCTTGCGGCTCCCACGTCGTCGTCGCTGTTGCGATGGCGCAACAAGTCTTTCCCGTACCCACGCCGTGGTAAAGCAGAATGCCTTTGTACGGCGATGCGGGCGTAAAGTAGTGACGGGTGAACTCTTGTGTCGGCGTGAACTCGACGTCTATGTTCCCGTGCGCCGCCGCGCCACCCACACACTTATTCTCGAGCTTGAGCGGCGGGTATGTGTATTGTTTGTAATGCTTGTGGATGTATTGCGAAAGCGCGGCATGCTTGAGCTGGCGCGAAGGGGGCTTCGCAGACGCATCGGGCGACACGGCGGCTCCACCAACCGCAGTTGGCAGCTCTATTTTAAACTTATGCACGGGTGCGGTGAGCTCAAAGTCCACCGCTGTATCCTTCACAACGCGCTCCAACTCTGCAGCAAATACGAGGCGACGCAGGTCAATGTCCACGTAATTCATGTACATGTGCGTGAGCGTCTGGTCCTTGTTAAAGCTTGCGTCGTAACGCATGACGTACAATGGCCACCCATATCTGGGGTGAAAGACAAGTCCGGCCTGACCGCAAAAGCGAGTGCCGCGCCCAATTGCCTGCTTCTCGTCCGCGCGATGTAGAAGCGGCTCCATAAGATGGACATACTTCACATCGAATAAATCAATGCCCTCTTTGAATCCTTGATCCAGAATTATGAAGCGCAAAAGCTGTCCGTGCGTATTTTCATCGCGCTGGTTGTACTTTTCAAGTAGTGCCTTTTTAAAGCGTACTGTCATGGAGCGGTCAAAGAAGGCCTTGCTCATTAGCACACCAAAGTTAGAACCCGGCGTCTCCAGCAGTTTGTCATCGTTAGCCAAAGAGAAGCCCATACCGTGTATGGAAAAGGCGGGCGTAAAGTTCTTGGCCAAGAACGCCGACGCGATAATGCGTGCGCCGTAAATGGATGAACGCAAGTCCGTGAAAATCATGTGTTTGAACAGTTTTCCATGCTTGTGCATGTCGGCGGCGTCAAGTTCCGCAATTTTTGAAAATAGGTGTGTCAGTTTTGGTGATGCAATTGGCATGCGAAGTGCGAGCAAGTCGGGCATGAAGTTTTTGCGGTCCATAAGGTCGTGTGGTTTGACCGATGAGAAATTTCCAGTATTGCGAATGCACAATGCTTTACGCACACGCGGGTCTGTTTCTTTCTCATCTTCTTCGTCGTCTTCCTCGTATTCTTCTTCATCCTCCTCTTCCTCATCGTATACGCTCTTACTCTTGCTCTTGCTTGACATCTTCTACCTACTTCATACATTTTCATTTGATTTATGCAAGATTTAGATTTAGGTTTACTTCGAAAACATCAGGCCGGCCATGCCTTGTTGGATTAAAGCAATATGCTTTGTAATGGCGAACACGTGGGCGGTCTCATGAGGATGGGGCGTGGAAGTTTTGAGTTGTACAACACTTGTATCGATGCGCGAGAAGTTAATGCTGTACTCAAAGTCAAGCACAAACATATGCCCCGTTTCTTTGGTGAACACGAGATTGTTGTCATGGTCATTTATTATTAAGCGAGCATCCTCTGTATCTTCGGGTAAGTATGCGTACAATCGAACTACTGGATGATTGTATGGGCAATTCAACGTGTTTTCGGTTGAATCATTTAGGACGTATGGCTCAATGTACTGCTCTGTAAATATATCAAAAACATAACTTTTCGTAAAATTGCTGAGCAAAACAACATCATAAGAAATAGAAATTATTGTATCTGCACAGGTTTCAATCTCAAGGTCGATGTCATGCCATTGAAGCCGAGGAAAGCATCGACCTGCAGATAAATCATATACCTCGATATCTTTGTCTTGAAATCGAAATAAGCTGTGCCTTTGAAAGCGCTGACCGCCAACACACAGGCTAACCGCAGTGCACGCGACAGCCGGGGTTATGCGAAGATTGGCGTAAGCCCATCCCAATGGATCTCTAAAATTATCACTGATGCGATGTTTGATTTTTCGATTGTCAGATGTGGATTCATATGTGAAGGTGCGTGTCTCTAGGATTTCATCAAACTGAGGTGTCACAAAAGAACCGTCCATCTCTTCGAATTTCTTGTCTTGTGTGCCATAAAATAGATCGTAAAGCTGTTTATGTGACATAACTGCTTCAAATCATGATTGATTACGTGTTTAAGTGGAGACTTAAGCCTCTAGCACTAGAGCTTACTACGATGGGTTTACAACTTCAAAAAGGCGGCGTTTACACAATCCCAAATTTTTTAACAAACGATGAGTGCAATCATTATCTTCAAATGACACATAGCCATCCTACTACTCCGTTTACCGACACAGGAGTTTTTGACAACCGGAAGTGGAACGATTTTGCACTCGCGACAACATTTTTCACAAAATTACAAAACCATATTGAACCAACGCCATTGGCTACACGTGCAAATACAGTAATTATGACAGGAAGCTACACCCCAAACCAACAATTTAACTTGCATACAGACACAGGGTTGTTTTACAACCGCGATGCAAACGAAAAGAGCAATTGGACTTTACTTATATATTTGAATGATGATTTCGAAGGGGGGCATACGGTCTTTTATGATAACGAATGGAAGCTTACGGATACAATACGTCCCCAAAAGGGAAAAGCACTACTATTTGATATTGACTTGTGGCATAGGGGTGACTTGCTTACTTCCGGAACAAAACATTGGATTGGTTGCGAAATAATTGGAGACATAGTTCAAAACGAGAAATTATAATTGCATGCTTATGTAATGGATGGTTTGCGCAAACTAGGCTCTCTTTTTGACAATATTAAAGCCGTGAACGGCCCAGTTATCATAGCGTCACATTCCGACTTATACTTTCTAGGTGAAAACCACACCATCAATGGTATGACCAATAATGGTGTGCCACACATACTAGACATTATATACGGATATGCTTCGCGTAATCCCAAACAAGGCATATCGCTCATTATTGAGGCGCATGCCGTAGACCTCCAAATGATGTCTAGTCTATACGCCACTGCTCCTTCACCCATTAAGGCTTTTGCAAACCGGCTTTTGCATCATCAGTTCGCACCAACGAATGTTCACACAATTCTAGCTGACGCTCGGCGAGGCCCTCCATTTTGCATTTTTGAAGCCGTTTACGACTTTGAAACGCTTAACCACTTGTACAACTCAGTGAACGATAAGGACTACGTTGCCAAGTACGCAACATTGTGGACACTATCAAAGAGATTTGAAAAAGAGCTCTTCTCTCACATCGCGTCGAGAAAGGCGCTTGTCGCCTTGCTCACAAAGCTGGTTCATCCTGATGAGACGCCCCCTCGTTGGTTCGTGGCGCATCTAAATGCATTTGGAATTCCTGACACTGTTAATGACGTCAAGGATACGTTGACTCGTATGAAGGCGAGCAAACCCGAACTCTTTCACAGCATGATGCAGGTGTTTTCGCATTTATTGAAATTGAACATTGAAGACAATTCAAATTATTCTAGAGCCATGGAGCGGGCAGAAGCAACAAGGCACTCTAAAACTCGCTTTGTTGCGGAGAAGCACCCTATGTTCAAGACGCTTCTTATCGCCCTCAATTCCATTTTCATGGACTTTAGATTGCTTATCGATTTGTACACCGAGAGTAAGACACATGATGTAGTAATCGTTCTTGCAGGAAAGGATCACATTATCAACCTACTACGGACCATGAGCGTTGAGTTCCAGTTTGTTGAAGATGCGAATGGCACTATTTCGAGTGCATCAAAAGTGGTAACAAACAAGGCTTTACTTCCCAAGGGCCTATCCCCAAAATGGCTAGCTCGTAAATTTGCGCTCAATAAATGACAGAGGGTGCCGTTCTGAACCTGCTAGATTTCTTCATGAAAAGGGTACCATTTCGGATTCTTGGTGGGGGGTGATTTAGTGGTGGGTGCTGTAATGGAGGGGGTGGGGTGCTCAGCAGAGGGTATTATCATTCCTCGAAACAAACAACAATAATGTTGTCGCCAATTCCCCTGTTTTTTTGTGTTACTTCAGCCGAAGACTGGTTCAATGTCATGCATAAAATAAAAATAAATATAAATCATTACACAACTTATTATTATATGCAACTTTGGGGCTCAGGTTGGCACCTACCTCATGCTCGAATTTGCCTAAAAATGATAAAAACACATTGCCCCAACATCATACGTCTGCATGCAATTGTGGTAATTAACGACCGAAGCACCGTCACTGATCTTGATTTAGATGCTATCTGCGAGTTGGCGGACAATCTCGAATTTTTGGACATCGACATTCTGCGCCGATCCCAATATATGGTGCCTCGAAAAATTAGTATCGCATGGGAACAGTTCAACATCCCGTCAAGCTTCGCATGCCTTTGCAATCTCAAGGAGTTGAAAGTTTGTGTTGTTGATGAAGAGAAGCAAATTACGGTTCTCAATTTTCCAAAAGAGCTGAAACAACTCACCAGTCTTCGTCAGCTGCAATTCGTAAACATTTCGGCAGTCGACGCCGAGTTTATTGCGCTGCTGCCGAAGAAGCCAACTTTAATCATGGATGACGATGCATTCATACACATGCAGAAAATATCAGTAAGTAGATAGATATGAGCCCATGCACGTGTAAATACATGATTGTGAAAGTCCCAAAGACCGCGGAAGAGCGCCTCGCAAAAGGGGAGCAAATGCTGTTGTTCCCACCCATCGAAGGGGATGCAATATACACATTTTCAACGGAACAAGAGGCAATTCTGTTTTTAGAGTCCATTGTGGACAGCCCCATGTACGCCGACGTCGACCTGATAATTAAGCACTTGTCAAACGACTGCACTGGCGGCTGCTAGGGCTTAAGCACATGTCTAACTAGGGGCTCTAACGATGCCTCTTTATATTCGCAGATTACCTGGAACGCGGTCGCGATTGATTGATTCAACGTCGATTGCAAAAAATGTGGTGTGCTTCAACCCATCGAAAGCGGGACATTTTGTCTACATACGCGCAACTGAGCACACCGCACTCAAGGAGACAAATCATATTTTGTTGTACAATGAGACGAACAAGTCGCTAATAAATGTGTCGATTGGAGACTGCCTCTTGCCCACTGTCAACTTGTTTTGTGGTTTGGAGGACCTGCGCATATGCATGTGGAATGAGCGTCTTTGGTTTACTGCCACAACCACACATGCTTCGAATAACATGACCAACGAGATGCTACTCGGGCGATTTTCGAGCGACTGTAAAAAAGTAGAATTTGTTCAAGTGGTTGACGTGGGGACGTTGCCTGCAAAGAACGTGTGTCCCTTTGTCGAAGACGGCCGCCTCATGTTGCTAGACCTCTATAAATCGTGCATATACCGGTGCTGTCTTACTCCCGACACAGAAAAGGAGACATGGACCCTGGAGCGCGCACAAACCCTGGAGTGGCATGCGGGGGAGCCCAACTTTTATAGGGGAAGCACCTCCCCTGTGCACCTTCACGGTTCCACATGGGGGTGCGTTGGACATGACATCATTTTCAACGACAATACGCAGCTTGTGACGCGCCTCAGTTATTTGCACCACTGGATTGAATTTGACATTGCGCGTGGTGCTGTGACATTTGTTTCGAGTCCGTTTTGGGTCGCGCACTGGGGTGTCGAGTATGTGAGCGGTATCAGCAAAACGGGTGATAAAGTTACATTGTATTTGGGAATCAACGACAAAGATGCGGCAGCGTGCGAAACGACACTGTCTGATTTACGGTGTGGCAAATGATTCAAACTCAACCGCAAAATCATGTGCGTTAAGCATCTGCAGCGGTGGCTCTTGGCTCAACTTTGCATTGAAAAGGGCGACAGGAAGTTGAAGCACATTCACCCAAAATGTCCTGGCTTCGTCAGGGTTTGCAGTCACCTGCCTCATGTGGGCGAAGTAATTATTGACCAGCACTTGCATGTGATAGGTAAGCCGGGAAGCCTCTGCGCGTAGAGTTGGTGGTGCGCTGTTATCCGTGTCCTGAAACAAAACGCGCCGGCGCTTACGAGATTGGTTCTCGAGCATGATTTCGCCAGCCTCGGTTTGCTTTTCGGCGGCGTCAGCAAGAAGACCCGCGCGGTAGATGTCGACCTCCTTTCGTAGAATCACCAAGTTTCGCTTGATGTAAGAACGCTTGACGGTGAACTCGGCGCGTGATAGTGTTTGTAGATAGAAAGCATCAATCGCGTTGAAGTACTCGGCAAACAGGGAGTGAAATTTATTTTTGAATGCTTCGGGGAAGTTCATGGCCGCCGCGCGTATGGCGTGACACTGGTCGCGAGCGCAAAATCCTAGTTCTGCCTTGATGTCGCCGCGCTCTTGGTCCGTCAATGGGGCACGACTTTGGAAGCGCTTGCAGCTGATGCCACACAGCTTTTTGCCTGAGCAGTTCAGGCACTGCATCAAAATTTCATTGGAGCTGGTAGCCATCGAACAAAAATAATGACACACCCATGGACTTTGGATGGGGCTAAGAAGCGCGCAATCATTTGGGGCCAGGCTTCAGATGGGGCTAAAATTCGTGCACATTCAATCTCTCCTAAGTTGTCTCCTACGAGTCGTGTCACTTGGGTTGTAATACGGCCTGTCACTTGGCTTGCAGTGTGGCCTTTCACTCGGTCTGTAGTTGTTTGGCTTGCAGTGTGACCTCTCACTCGGCCTCTCGCTCGGTCTGTAGTTGTTTGGTTTGCTGTGTGACCTCTCACTCGGCCTCTCGCTCGGTCTGTAGTTGTTTGGCTTGCTACGTGGCCTTTCAGTTGGCCTCTCGCTCGGGCTTTATCACTTTAGAAAAACATAGAGAACAACCTTCATATATATGCAAATGACCCCAATTGAAACGGCGCGTTTGATGCGCGGAAAAGTACCAGAGTGGGATGAAACGTACATCGAAACATACATCCCTGCGCCGATTTTAGGCCAACTTTTAGAGAAGGACAAGTGGATTGACGAGGAAGGGTTTCATTGGGGATTTTGTTACGTTTAAACCAACGAAAATGTGGTAGTGGGGGCAGGGCGAAAATGAATTGAAAGTAATCGCGAGCAATGGCATGCTTCGAACCATATGGGCAAATTAATCATCAATGTCCATCATGTCCCGAACGGTGTCCCACATTTTGTCCAAAAGTTCAATCTTGTAGCCTGATACGCGCGTCCAAAAATGCCGTACGGCGATGTCGTTCAACTTGTAGTTTCGTTGACGCCAGAATTCTATCATGAGCGTTTGATGCGCCAATACACTGGGTTTTGCCGTGATTGCCGTTTTTTTCATCGGCGCGCGCTTGGCTGCAGGTGTACCTCTCAAGCGTGCCATGCTTGCTACACCAGACATACATTTCTGTCGTGGGCGAGCGTTTGAGCTTTCGCTCGCACTCGAACTCTCGCTATCACTCCCTCCAAAAGCCAGCATTTTTAATTTATACACAAGTCGACCAAACGGCCGAGCGGCCTCGTAAGAGTCATTCTTATTTTGTGTGCTCGGTACTATCCATGTACAGTCCATTCTTTCGGGTAGCCCATTATCCACTCGACAAAGGCCGGACTAATTTGCCCCTCGCGCAAATCGTCTGGGGTGTTTTTCTCAAACCGCACCTGTGTAGGAAGGTCGCGCACCGAACGCTCTGTCAAATAATTACACGCACCCACCATGCCATGCCGCGGAGTGGACCAAAAGCGCCCCATTCGCGGCTCCACCAAGCGCTTCGATGTCAGTTGAGTGCTCGGTGCTTTTCCCGTTTTGAATGCATCAGGGTCGAAACACAGCAATTTATTGGGACGCATAGCCTGAAACATGGGGGTCATTTTGTATATTTTTTTATCGAGTGTGTAGCCACTTGAAGGCATATGAAATGCACGTTCCTCCTCATTCTCTGTTTCAACATCCGGCTTCACTTCTCGCCCTGACAATGTTGACTTCACAAGAAATAGAAAAGCCGCACGAATGCAATCCGGAACCACGGCATTGCCGAGCATTCCACACCGCGACTTTTCATAGCCCGACTGGTTCGTCACAATCATGCGCGGCGGCTCGTTGTCTTTTTCCCATGTGGCAATGGGTTCCGTGTCAGCAATGCGCAATTTATTGAGCTCAAACCCGCGCTTTACGGCGAGGCAAAACCAGCGCTTTCGTTCGTGAGGCGCGCCAACAGCAGATGCAGATAAGATGGTCCATCGCAGCTCATAGCCGCGCTCCCAAAATTCATGACACACCTCTTGCAACCCAAGATGAACGATGCCGTGAACATTTTCCATGAACACGAGCGGCGGCTTGAATACGTCGACTATGCGAATCACTTCATGGAATAGCCCACTTTGGTCGTCTTTGAATCCCTCTTGCAAGCCGAGCGGCGAGAAACCGACACAAGGAAATCCACCCACAATGATGTGGACTTTCTTGTTGCGGGCCCATGCCTTGTCGAGCGTGCGCACATCGGGGCAAATTGGCGCCGTGGGAAGGTCGCCGGCAGCCATGCGCGCTTGAAGCACGGCGCGGCAACTGCTCTCAATATCGCAGTAAACGAGTGGCTTGGTCATGCCTCGCAGCCCGAGGGTAATTCCACCGATTCCGGAAAATAGATCGACAGAGTTTAGCATCTATTTTGAACGTCGCAAGATTAATTCACGAGAGCAAACATACCCATGTAAATATCAATCCCGCCCCCAGGAACCCATGTATTGCTATCAGATGAAGTGTTTCCTATAAAATTATGGAGCGTTCCTGTGCCGGAGCTGCCCGCTTTCCGCGTTGGTCCAAGAATGATTCGCTTATCCGTGTTTCCGCCATAACCCGATGCGACGCCTGCAGTGAAGCTAAACGTGGAATCTTCAAAGCCGCCGTGGGTAGAGTATTGCGCATTTGAGAGCAATGTGTAGGATGAAGTCCCATATTTTTTGTAAAACATCTTGAAACCGGTGGACACATTGCCAGCGTAAGATCCAATGGTAAACGGCCAAGACGCCCCTGTGCGAACGAGCAACAAAACATCATTAAATCCATAGGACGCCGTACTGTCGGTAACATGCTTGTTAACAAAGAGCACCTGCTGCGGATTGTAGGTCTCGAAATAAAATTGCGCCATGCTGGTGTTTTCGGTCACGGTGCTCAGTAGTGAATACGTCTCTGTTACCATGATTGATGTGGACGCACTTGTGGCTCGCACGCATGTCACAAGCTTGTTGGCGGTGTTCGGCCCACTTGGATGAAATGTTGTGTAGCGCACGAGAACAATACCAGTACCTCCATTTCCCCCATTGCCACCGTTGCCACCTGCAGTAACACCTGCCCCGCCACCTCCGCCCGTAGCCGCAACTGCATTGTCTCCATGGGAGCCCATGTATGCGCCCATAGCAATTTTATTGTTGGGGTCACCGCCATTGCCGCCGCCGCCTGCACCACCCAAGCCCCGGAGTCCTGCAGGGGTTGGGTCATGTGATCCGCCGCCTCCGCCACCTGCAAGCCAACCCACAGGTGAGCCAACGGCCGATGTTGCGAACGCTCGAATAGATTTTCCATCCCCACCATTTCCTATGGCAGAAACCGACCCAGACATGCCGACCGACCCTGCGCCGCCGCCGCCGCCATTTTTCCATTGACTCGTAGTCGAGAGTGAGCTATCAATTGAGCCGCCACCGCCATAACCTTGGCCGCTTGTTCCTGCACCTCCGTTGTTAAAATTGATACCAGACCCTTGAAATGCATTACCGTATCTGCCGCCGCCGCCGCAACCTCCACTCTTTCCAGGCTCGTTCTTTATCCCCGATTCGTTATAATCAGAGCCGCCGCCGCCGCCGCCAATGGCAGTAAAGCCAAAAGCAGACGAGTCTCCTCCGTTGTATCCTGTAATACCCGTTCCGCCGCCGCCAGCACCACCTGCGCCTACTATAATGGAGTACGTTCCGGCCGAAACGGGTTGGACAAAAGCTAGCAATCCGCCAGCTCCACCGCCGCCGCCTGCCCGTCCACCACCACCTGCGCCGCCGCCGACTATAACCACTGTTGCTGTTCCTGCGCGAGTGACCTGAAATGTGCTCGATGCCGTAAATTTGTGAACTTGTTCGGTGTCACCTACTGTTGTTACAGTGCCTCCAGTCGCGACAAGGGCCAAACTAGGTGCGCTTACCGGTTTTTGCCAGAGGTCGCTAAGTTTTACCTGGCCAGTGCTAAGAATCCCGTCAAATTTGCTATACATTGTACCCATACGAAGTGTGGTTGTCATGCTATTCCCCAATAGTTGATTAATTGCTCCAAATGAGAGTGCCATGGCGGCACACTCGCTTACTACACATTTATCCTAAACGTTTTCTACCCGCGTACTTTTTTCTAAATTGTAATTATTGCAAGCACTTCACACTGGGATCTTTACGCGCCGCCGCCCGCTGGGTTCCGGCAGTTCAAAATGTCATACGATCCTGCGCTCTACGTGAAGAAAGCTTTTACGTCTATTCACACTCCGAAATCAAGTCCACATTCAAGAGATGGACGCAACTGTTCCCAACTGTTACTCCTTACTACGCAGTGAAATGCAACCATGAAGGCACGCTATTGACCAGCCTGGCGCACTTGGGCGCTCGCTTTGACTGTGCGAGCCCGAGCGAGATTGAGCGGGTCCTGGCGTTGAATGTGCCCGCGAGTAACATCATTTATGCGAACCCGTGCAAGCGGGTCCGGGACCTTTTGTACGCCCAGGCGTGCGGCGTGGGTCTCACCACTCTCGACACTTATTATGAAATCGACAAAATTGCAGATGCCTGCACCGAGGGTGGTATGGCGGTTCTGCTTCGCATATTTGCCAGCGACCCGAATGCACAATGTGTGCTCAGCAATAAATTTGGCGCCAACGAGCCGGACTGGCGCCGCATGCTTGTGCACATGAAAGAGCGCGGCCTCAATTGTGCCGGAGTGAGCTTTCATGTTGGTTCGGGCGCATGCACACCATCCGCCTTTTCGAGTGCCATCGCATCTGCTGCTGCGGCGTTTGAGCTCGCTCGCGAGACGGGACATTCCCCGAATATTTTGGATATTGGTGGGGGATTCAGCTTGTCCACCATGGACAACATTGCACCTGTTGTGAACGAAGCCATAGAAACGCACTTTGGCGACCAGCCCGATGTCCAAATAATTGCAGAGCCGGGGCGGCTATTTGCGGAACACAGTGCCGCATTTGCGGTTCAAATAATAGGTATGCGCGAAAGCGTGACCACAGAAAAAAGACAATACTGGATTACAGACGGTTTATATGGGTCCTTCAACTGTGTGTTGTTCGACCACGCGGTTATACATCCTCCCATAGTATTGAAAAAAGACGGCACATTAGCAGATGATTCCGGCGGCGCCCTTGAAACAGCAGACGTGTTTGGTGCGACGTGCGACGGACTCGACACGGTGTCGCGCGACATCAAAATTCCGCGCGCTGAAGTGGGCGACTGGCTGTTGTTTCCGGACATGGGTGCCTACACGATTGCGGGCGCGACGACCTTCAATGGCATTCTTTTCAATCAAGTGAGAACATTTGATGCTTAACGCGGTGGTTTCTCGTCAGGTTTTAGTTTATATTTCTTAGGGCGCGGCTTGTGCGAAATCGTACGCTTTGCTCCTCCTCTCGCCGGGGTAGCGGCAGGCCATAGACTGTCGCGAACTTCTTGCATCATAGCTAATGTATCACTCAGCGTCATGTCGCCAATTTTTGCATTGTCCACGAAATATTTGATGTCGTCCAACTCACCTCGAACGGCTGCCTCGCGCATCTTCGTAGCCGATGCCCCAGTAATATCGTCCGCTGCATCGTCACGTTGCCCAACCGACATCACTTTAACATTCAAGTCGTATTTTGTAAACATGTCATTCATTTCGTTCACTCGGTCGCCGCCAAACATAGCAGTTATGTCAGTGTATCCTGAGTCTTTAAAACTCTGGATGGCAGAGAATATGGTTTTACCAGCGTGGTCTGCTTTTAAAAAGCGCACAGATGAGAACATTCGTTGTAAATAGTAAATACGCCTGTCGATTTTTAAGGGATTCTCATTCGCCCTACACGACTCGAACGTACTCTCCGTTTTTTGTCTTTTATGCACCTTTGAACCAACCCATGCCTTGTTGCACGAGGACGATACAACTATATAATGGTCTGATTTCGTGCGTTTTGCCTCCGCCAGCACTTGCTTTATTAAAAGATCGTGGCCTACATGCGGTGGCTGGAATCGTCCAAACGTGAAGACTAGTTTCTTAGGGGACTCTTTCGATGACATTTGCAAAATACAGCTACCTTTTGGTTATAAACTATTTTCCCAACTATTTTTTCGTGTAGTGCAAGTAAGTATGCAGTCGTCACCGATACCGGCTCCCATTTTTATGTCGAGTATGCAAGCGGGCGTTCCGCCGACGCCAATGGCGCCAAGTGCCGCCGGGCCCATGGCCGTTGCGCCTGCGCGGGCAGCAGAGTATCAATACGGCGCAAAAATAAAGATAGCTGCTCTAGTTGCCATTGCTTATTGGTTTCTGAGTTCGCAGCCGTTCTTCACTATTTTGAATGGCATCATTTGTTCTTTCTCGCTGACAGCGGCGCCGTGTGTAAACGACCAAGGGTGCGGTACGATGAAGGGCGTTGCAATTGGCGGCTTTATATTGTTTGTCTTTACAATGTACCTTTTAGGAGGTCTGTAGCATGATTTTGCGAGTTATATCTAGAGGGGTAATGGCGCCGCAATTGGAACTTTCTCGATTGGAGGCGCGCTTGCGACTACTGATCGCCGAATTGGAACAAAAGCTTACCACATCCTCTCAACAGCAAAATGAAATGCAAGCCAAGCTGAATATCATCCAGGAAAAGCTACGAACTCTCGTTGCGAAGGATGAGATGAAAAAGGCGCGGAAGCAACTGAATCCGGTATTTGAGACCGATGAGGAGTGTGACGGGAGCGTCTAAAGTGCAAAAATGATGGGATGTGTCGTCGTTTGAATATTTTTGTTTTTACTTCTTGGCAGCAACAGGCTTCTTAGCAACCGTCTTCTTCACAGGAGGTGGAGGCGGCGGCGTCGGCTCGTGCTCCTCTTCCTCCTCGACCTCGCTGTCAACATCCTCCTGCTCTTGCTCCTCCTCAGCGGCCTCACTCTCAGCATCACTGTCCTCGAGAATGACGGGAGCGGGAGCGGGTGCTGACTTCTTTGCAGTGGCGGCCGCTGGAGTTGCCTTGGCCGCCTTGGCTGCCGTCATGGCATCCTCGAGAAGGTCCTCGTCCTCCTCGCTGGCAACCGCCTCCTTCTCGTCATCGCTGTCGTCCTCGAAGTCAACATCGGCCTTGACCGCCTGCTCAATCTTAACCTTGATGGCCTTGGTCGAGCAACCAAACTTGCCACCCGCAACCCAGATGCCGGTGATTTCGAACAGCACCTGGGCAGTTGCGCCCTTCAGGTTGTCCTTGATGGTGTTAAAGTCAATGGGGTTCTTGTCGGCATCGATGCACTCGAAGCGAAACTTGTCATTCGCCGCATCGTAAGGCAGCTTTACCTTGAGGCTGGCAGGAAAGCGCGTCGAGGGCAGTCCAGTGTCCTTGTCTGTCGACGTCTTGACTAGCGGCGTGAACATGTTCTCTACGAACTCGCGCATCCCCTTGTAATCGTTGCGGAACCAGTCTAGGCGCTTACCGAAGCCCTCGTCCACGACGGCATCGCCAATCTCAACGAGCTTATCGTGTAGAATCTTGACGGCGGGGTTGCGCTCGAGGTCGCGGAAAGACAGAGTCATGTCGAAGCGCTTAGGGCCGTCAGCAGGTCGGCCAGCCTTGGCGTCCATGGCGGCGCTGTCGTTCACGCCATAAGGCAGGGGCATGTTTGGCGTCTGCACATAAAACTTGCCACCCTTGTAATTGATGTAGGCCATCTTGCATCCATTGTCCAGCTTCTTCATGGCGGAGAAACGGAGACCGGCGACATCGATGTTCTTGGGCTTGCAGGAGATGGTAGACGACATTCTTGCTTGTTAAGAGATATTGCTCTTGAATTCTTAAGTAGTTTTTTGGAACTTAAGGCGTCAATTTTTCCCGTGGGGCCCGGCCCCTCGCCTTTTTAGGCTTTTATGTGACCGTATATCAAGTTGTGTCTTTCATGTCAACGAGTGCCCCAATATTTGCATTTCGGTACAACGCATCGGGTGCAAATTTTGATGCGCCTACTGGATTTACAGGGGCAGTTACGTATACAGGACTTGTAGATGGTCAAGCAAATTATACTTTTACACCACCACCTGGATGGACGAGTGTTGATGTGCTTGTAGTTGCAGGCGGCGGCGGCGGCGGGTCAGGAGGCGGAGGGGCAGGAGGACTCATATATAGTTCTATGGACAATGTGCAAAATACAAGCATGTCTATAGTAGTTGGATCGGGTGGCATAGGTGGCGGAGGTGGAGCAAGTGGTTTAGGAAGTAGTAGTGGAACGCCAACTAATGGTAAAAACTCCTCCCTTGGAACCCTCATTGCAGTTGGCGGCGGAGCTGGAGGGGGTTATAATAATGCAGTTAATGGAAACAACGGAGGGTCTGGTGGAGGAACTCGTTTTGATGTAACAGGTTTAGCGGCAAGCACGGGAACGCAAAATCAAGGGTATCCCGGAGGTCTTTGTATTAGGGCAGGATATGGCGGCGGCGGTGGCGGTGGTGGGGCAGGAGGTATAGGACAAAACTCAATTAACGAATCCGCAGTTGTTGGCCGTGGTGGTCTTGCAGGAAGTGGCATATATATGCCAAAATTTTCTACAGTATATGGCTCACCTATTGGGTGGTTTGCGGGAGGTGGCGGCGGCGGCGCAAATACGAACAGTATACCTGCTACAGGTGGTGGATTGGGAGGTTCTGGAGGCGGGGGAAATGGATCGCTTGCCGATTACGCTGTAGGAAATGCTGCCGTTCAGCACACCGGTGGAGGTGGTGGTGGAGGTGATCCAGAAGGAGCAGGCGCGAACGGTGGTTCGGGAATCGTTATTGTACGATTTCGATCTGGTCTCGCTTTTCCATCTGCTGGTTCACTGACCTTTTCAGGCATACGAAGTTTACTGCGCGGTGCTGCAAGCTCAGGTGTTGTAAGCTATTCGCAACAAGCTCAAACCAAACTATATAGGGGGAGAACAGGGGGTGCTGTATTTGCATTTCGGTATAACACCGCAGGTGCCGATTTTGATGCACCGACTGGATTTACAGGAGTAGTGACGTACATGGGAACTGCAAATGGTCTTGCTAACTATACATGGGTACCACCATTGAATTGTGTGGTAGTTGATGTTTTAATTGTTGCGGGTGGTGGCGGTGTTCCAGGTGACGTTGGCGGTGGAGGGGGTGCCGGTGGAGTTAGATTGCTTAAAAGTCAAACAATCACTCAAACTACATATACAATAAGTGTGGGTGCAGGAGGCACTGGGTCTCTTCCAGGCGGTGCAAATAATGCGCTATCTACAAATGGTTTTAATTCATCTATATCCACACTAGGAACATCGATTGGCGGCGGCAGGGGAGGATTATATAGTTCGCATAATGCTGGAACTGGCGGCTCTGGAGGTGGGGCATCATACATTGCACTCGCAGGAACGGGAACAGCCGGCCAAGGATTCGATGGAGGTAGTGTTCAATTACCGTATGTAAATCATGGGTCAGCATCTGGTGGCGGCGCCGGAGAAACCGGAAAAATATATGGAACGAATGGAACTAGTGTAGGCCCTGCTGGCGGCAATGGTGTTTTTATTGACATTTTTCCAACTTATGGCGATCCTAGTAACCTTGGATGGTTTGGAGGAGGAGGAGGTGGCGGCGGAGCGGGGGGTGGCGGTTCAGGTGGGATGGGTGGTGGTGGAAATGGTAAAGATAGGGATACAGTTTCAAGAGGTTTTAATGGCGTTTCACATACAGGCGGTGGAGGTGGTGGAAATGGACACCCGCATTATGGAGGTGCAGACGGAGGGTCAGGTATTGTTATAATTCGTCCGGTAACATTTACAGCTAACGAACCAATCTCGCGAAACAGCTTTCTTAATAGACTATTTATGCCAGCTATCGGTAATTTATGGAGTCTTGGAGCTCTTGATTTCATAAATTCGATACCAGTCGCTGCTTACTCATTGTGCCGCCTTTTTACAACATATACAGGTCCACAAGTGCGCGTTCGACGTTCAGGCGACAGCCTTGAAACCGATGTATACTTAAATGCAAGTGGCATCATCTACAAAATTGGGGCGACTGGAACGGATTGGGCAACATGGAGTGCTAGTCAAACAGTGCATGTGTCAATTTGGTACGACCAAAGTGGAAAAAACAAGCACGCCACTCAAGCAACTGCATCACTACAACCATTATTTTCATCTAGTGCCGCTGGTCTAGATTTCAACACAAATAGGTACATGGCTTTGCCAAATGCAACATTTCCTACAGGTAATTCAAGTTACTCAATATCAGTGAGATACAGTAATTATGTAAGTGGTTTTTCTGCCTTATTCTCAAGTGGAAGTCCTGGAACATATTCTGCAGTACTTGCGGGTGCTGTAATGAGTACGACAACAAACAGGCATTATTGGTGGGGAAATGACATTGATACTACATTATCGGGTACATCTAACAAACTCGCATGGATATATGGTCAATCTACAAATGGCTTAGTAGGTGATCTGAAGTCATTTGTAAATGGCGTACGACAATCCGTTACGTACAGTGGGACTTCATCTGGTCAACCAAGAAATAGCACAAGTTCAGGTAATTACATCGGTTATGAAACGTTAAATGGATACGCAAATTGCAGCATTCACTACTTGATAGTATTTGATAACAAAATAGAGGAGAGTGCTGTTGCTGACATGGAATATTTTATTTAGAGTGAGTTGGCATCAAATCGCCTCTCGTATAATTTGAAAAGCGCACCATCCGCTGGTCGTAGTGCCCGCTCAATCCAATGGTCCCACACTTGCCGCCGTACCAGCTTCAGTCTCCGGGCTGTTACGTCGCGCCAGTGCCGGCCCCATCGTAATGACCTCCATTTGTAGGTCTGCTGGCATACTTTTAGGAATTCTACATATTCTGCTGTGATTGCTTTTACCTCTTGTTTTCTTATTTGCCGCTCCACTCGTTTGGTGCTTACATATGCCCATTTTTCGACGGGTGGCGGAGGGCCGCAAAGCTCACCAAGCTTATTCATGCACTTGTGGAAAAGATGGTACACCACCGCAGACTCATTAAACGTCGAGAGGTCTATATAAAATGCGACGGTGATTATGTTAACCACAAGTTGTGAGCCATTTATCCTCAAATCAATGTGGTCCCAACGGTTGCTTGTTGGAAATTGTTTAATGTTATCAAATGCTGCACGATCAGCGTATATGTACACCATGTCATCACATGGGTGAGTAATAATAACAGGAAGTCCTTTCAAGCGTGCTTGAATACTCGCGACGATTAGATTATTCATTTTTGTGTTGTATTTATTGCTTGTTGTCGCTCCTTTTTTATATCATCATGCAAACGACGTTGTTTGAGAAGCCGATATTGTGCTTATGGTTGCCGCCGCAAGAGCGCTAGCGAAGTACAAAACTTCGAATATTTCGCTATTATAAAGAGGACCCGTTGCACCAAAGCTATGTCGGTAACCCAAATGGAAATGCTGATTTGTGTATGTAACCGGTGAATATGCAGTTGAACTTGCAACTTGTGCCCCGTTTACATACATGCGCGAGTTCGACGGCCCGAAGAGCAATGCGGCGCTTTTCTTTCCCGTGACAGCCGTTGACGAGCCATATGTACGGCTAAGATAGTCTGAACCGTGCAAAAGTTCGTAAACGCTTTCATTTTTGACCAATGTGTCAAAAACATTGCCACTGGAATCCTCAATACCAAAGTATCCAGCCGCCGACCCATAATTGAAATTGCACATTCCAATCATTGTAAAACTCGTGATAGTGCCTGTAAAATAGTGGCGCAAACGACTAAAATTGAATCGAATACCAGAGTATGTGCTTGACGCAACAATTGTAGGTTGTCGTGTGGTGTCAGTCTCTTCCATATATCTATTGTTCCCTGTTTGGTCGTACATTCTAACAATATACCCCGTAGCACCATTGAGCCACGCAGCTATTTTAGTCCCTCTTCCATTTACTGATGTTCCCACAATTCCATTAACGTCACCGTAAAATGCGAGGACAGCGTTGTCAGTTGACCGCCGCACTTGAACCATTGGGCCGTTGTATGTTGAATAGAGCCGCCGCACAGAATATCCTGCAAATGGTGTGGCTCCCGCTGTATCTAATATTGGGATATTGTTAGCCCTCCCGTAAAATTGCGTCAAACTGATGGTTCCTGTCTCTGGAATAGGCGAAACCGTGGGCTTGTAGAAGATTTTGCTATCGTAAAGCGTACTCATCGATATCGTTCCTGTTTTTCCAAATTGTGTACGCACATCCCCAAGTGATAATTTTCCAGAGGCAGCTAAAGCCATTATACCGCCTTTTGTCTTCTGTCTTCTATCTAATGGGGCTTAAAGAAACTTGTATATGGATATTATAGAATGGCGACCACAACTCAACACAAGGGAAAGGCTGTGCTCTTTGGTATCAACTACCTCGCAACACCGTCTGCGGCCCTGCAAGGATGCATCAACGATGTGAAGAACATGGCAGTTTACTTGCAAACAACCTACAAAATGCCGGTTGTTGCCTATACCGATGACATTACACCCGCGGACACAAGTGCTCAAGGCATTCTGCGTCGCCTGTATGAGCTCGCGCTGCAATCGTACAGTGAGAACCTTGATTACGTTTGGATTCATTATTCTGGCCATGGTTCCTACATGCGCGACACATCGCGCGACGAGCGCGACGGCAAAGATGAATGCCTCGTGCCAAGTGACTTCATGACTGCGGGATTGGTGAAGGATGATGTCATTAACTCGCTGTTTCGCCATTTTAATCCCAAGACGCGCATCATTGCAATTTTCGATTGTTGCCACAGCGGCACTATCTGCGATGTCAAATATAGCTGGGAAGGCCCCAAGATTGTAAAGATTGAGAACATTTCTTGCACGGTGCCTTGCAAAGTTATCAGCATTTCAGGATGCTTGGACACGCAGACATCTGCCGACGCATACGATGTGATGAAAGATGGCAAATGGGCAGGTGCCATGACGGCTTGCCTATTGGCTGTGCTCGTCGAAAACCCGGCTATACGAAAGGATGTGTTTGCGCTAGTTGCTGCTCTTCGCACCAAACTCAAGGAGCGCAAGTTTAGCCAAGTGCCGTTGCTATGCACCACGCACAACTTGTCAAGAGACCGTACATTCCTACCTCTTTAGACTACCTAAGGGAGTCAGACGACTTATTTTTATGTAAGCATGATATGCGGGTTAAGGCTTTACAAAAGAGCGGGCGGTCGTTGCAGAAAATGTGAAACGGAGTGCAAATCCTCTCACCGTGGGCGGGGGGCGGGGTTACAGGCCGTTCTAAAGGACATGTTGGGAGACGACGCCATTTGGTTTTGGAACTCGTCAGTTGAGTACTTTGAGCGACTGGAACCGGAGGACGACTCCAAGTGCGTGCAAGCCATGGAACACATCTTTCTTAAAGAGGAGCTGGAAGTCCGTGCACGTCAAATTGGGTGGACACCATTCGCATATATGAGTCCTGCGAGTTATCTATGCAACCATTATATCAAACTTGCGGCGCTTTCGAAAAACGAACGATTCATCAATGCTCTTACGTGCTTGCAGACTAAGTATAGGTGCGAATACGCCAAAAAATTACATGGCCCCAACAAGACTCCGGTGAATGCAACAGATGCGTTCACCCTCGAGCCGATCGCAGACATTTCGTCAAAGTATCGATTCTCTTTTGAGAGTCAAGATGACGGCAGTGTATATGCCTTTTCGGCACCTGAATTGCATAGATACATCACGGCGTATGCGGCTGTGAATCCATTCACGCGAGTTGCCATACCGGCCGAGGCGCTTGAGCGCTTGACCAAGCTGATGGCAAACGTTCCTCAATCGGTGAAACAACCCATCACCGTTTGGCGGTCACCGCAGGATGCCTTCGTAGATGTGTTACATAGCTACGAGTGCTTTGGCTTTTATACGAGCCTGGAATGGTTTAGCGAGTTGTCGTGCGAAGCAATTTACACCATTTTCGAAACATTGAGCCGCGATAGGCACATTCCATCCCATTTGTTTAATTTGGAGCGCCTCGACACAGAGGTGGACCCCGATGAAATTCTTATGACGTGGAGGTATGCGCTCGCCACAACGATGCAAACAATTGTTCGTTACACATTCGAGACGCAGTTTTACACCATTTGTAAGCTCTTTGTGGCATTGGCGGACACCAACGAGGAGATGCGCACCGCATTACCGCAGTGGGTGAATGCAGGGGCTGCGGGCCAAATGATGTAGTCAAAGCGTTTTTTGTTTTGCTTTGCTGATATTAGTAGTTATGAGCATAAACGAATATCCTCCTCCTGGATACACTCCGTTGGGAGGGGTATGGACAAAGGATATGAACGACACTGTTATTGGATTTGATGGCACAACAATTTATGTAAAGTATAAAACGACCATTTCCGGTGCTGCATATGGTAATGGGCTGTATATTGCATGGTCCAATTCAATATATAGCTATTCACATGCAGCAGTCTATAATCCGAATGAATGGCCACCATCTGGGGCGTTTGACAAAGTCAATGGGGATTCGGCTTCGAAAAGTGGATGGCATTCCAGCGAAGGTCACAATGCAGTGAGCGCATTTTCAAGCACCGTAGATATGACCATTCCCCCAAATTTGTACATTTCGCTCCCCAATCCTATAAGCATAACGTCGTACTCCATCCAAGCCCGTCCGGCGTGTTGCACAACACAGGTGCCCACAAAATGGAATTTTTATGGGACAAACGATGGAGGTGTTACATGGACGCTAATACACACCCAGCAAAACATAACGGGTTGGACTCTAGGTGAAACCCGTACATTTGCCGTGGCTAACTCGAGTGATAGCACATATCATAGTTTTCGTTGGGAGCTTTTACGCAACGGCATCGATACCGTGATGCATATATCTGAAGTTCGCCTTTATGGAATCGAACCGACGGTGCCAACTTCAACAACCGCCTTTAGTCGAATAAATTATTTACTAGGGAACGCGACTAACAAAACGATACGTTCTCAACAAATTCATTCTTTATTTGGAAGCTCTGTAGGACCGTACCCGATTTCTGCCATTCGGGGTATAAAACCAAGATTAGGTAATTCGCCATTCAACCCTGCACCAAGCGCCCAATTCCTAAAAACCACTTACGGATACACTGGCGCAGGGATGTACTACATAAAGCCCCCTTTTAGTGACACCGTTGTTCAAACACTGTGCCTATTTGATACATTCGGTGGAGGTTGGACCTGTTTCATGGGAGGCAAGCACGAGCATACATATGGATTGGATGCCCCATCTGGTGGCTATAGCTACGATGTCAAATCTTTCAAAAATATATTCAACTCTGGCTTTTATCTTAGCGGCAATCCGGCAACCACCATCGTGAATGCTACATTCTCAAATTTTGACGTGGGAAACAAGTATTTCTTAACCAAAAAAGAGTGGTACAAGAATGTTTCACCTGGTGGGATTCCTGAATTTCTCTACTTTGTGACGAATGATGTCAACGGAACGTTTGATAGCCATTCAAGCAATAATCACGCACACCTTGCACCGTTGACGAACGCAGACAATTTCTTGGTAGCCGGCGATTTTGGGAATCGTGCAATTAACACAATAAGTTATAAAGTAAGGGGAATAACATCAACATCATCGAGGTGGTGGAGTTATGACGCACATAGTGATGTTGGGTATAGTGGTATTACGTCACTTTTGGCATCGGAAGATTCTTTTGGCCTATCGCGGGTCCACACTGACCATTTTGCAAGCGGGCAATATATGCTTCGCTTTATTCGGGAACGTGTCGGGAACTCGCCCTACTTTCCAGCACCGAGTGCTCAGTACCTCAAAGATACCTATAATTACACAGGAACTGGCGTGTTTTTTATTAAACCTGCTGGCACTGAGATAACTGTAAAAACTCTGTGCCTTTTTGACGATTTTGGTGGTGGATGGACTTGCTTTATGGCTGGCAAATTCGAACATACATATGGCTTGAATACCAAAACGGGCACCAATTATTCAATTGGCGATGGCAACATTTTTAACAGTCGCTACGGCCTGACTGCCGACCCGCTGACTCAGGTTTTGAACGCAAAGTTTGTAGATTTCGACATTTCGAATCAATACTTTTTGACCAAAAAAGATTGGCACACACGGATCCACACGACAACAACGCCAGAGTTTCTATTCTATGTTACGAACGATTTGTCCGGAGCTTTTGACACACACTCATCTAATAACCATGCACACGTGGCGCCCAACTCGGCACTTGAGAACTTTTTCGTTTCCGAATTCGCACCGCGTGCAGTTACAACTCCAAGTTGTAAGGTTCGTGGCAATTACATTGGTTCATCTATCGGCTGGTGGAATGGCACAAACACTTTCGATCCACATATTGATGTTAATTATAATGGAGTCACTGCTCTTATTTCATCTGAAGATGCATTTGGCTATGGTGCAATTGACGCTGCTCACTTTCAAGCAGGGCAATACATGTTACGATTTGTACGCAGTGCACGAGTAGGAAATTGTCCAAGCAACCCTGCACCCAGTGCACAATATCTCAAAAACACATACGGATATACAGGAACGGGCTATTTTTATATAAAACCAGTTGGTTCGAGTATTACCGTGCGTACGCTTTGCTTATTTGATACATTTGGTGGTGGCTGGATGTGTTTCATTGCAGGTTCCTACGCGCAAACGTACGGTGTAAGCGGATATGCGGCGCCCGGTCCAAATATTTTTGCATCCGGTGTATACTTTAGTGCGGACCCACTGTCACAACTATCGGCTTCTGCAAGCTACACAACCGAATTTAATCTTCGTAGTCGATATTTTCTAACGGATGACGATTGGTATAAATACTTGCCTAAGCTAGCGGCTAACCGCGAATTTCTCATATATGTTACAAACAGTGTTGACGGTGTATTTGATTCGCATTCCAACAACAATCACGCATGGATGCAACCTGCAAATACAACGGGTGACTTTTTTCAATCAAATGCTACAAACACGCCCATATACACGCCTAGTTGTAAAGCACGTGGTCTCACCTTTCCCACTACCATAAGTTGGTGGGCAAATGATTTTCATACTGATTATGGTGTTAATGGGGTTGCATCTGTAGTGTCGTCAGAGGACGCCTTTGGGCACTCTTACCCAACGTCAGGTCATTTTACGACAGGACAATATTTATTGAAGTTTGTGAGGTAAGTTAACCCCGTTTGGGCCAGAGAGGTTAATGCATCTAGCTTGTGCCAATCACAATCACAAACACGACAAGCACAAATATAATCATGGACGACGTTACCCAACTGCCTGCAATCGTTCGGGCATTTTTGAACTGGCTAGCAGCTCACGATTCGGGGAATCATGAAGAAAAAATATGGGTGTTGCAAAAATCATTTCAAGAAATCGAAGCGCCTTATTTTGCTCATGGGACAGTCTATTTTGCTGCACGCACTGTGGTCGCCACCATACGCGACGGCGACATGCACGATTTGTTTTTATACGGACTCGAGGATTGGAAAGATACCGCGAGTGTGGCCGAGTTGGCAAACGTCAGCGAATATGTCGATGCATGGGCTCCTGCCGTCTTACTAGAACTGCAAATACCGGTACTACCATGGATGGAGTGCATCGATGATGGCATCGAACGCTTAGTGGAGCGGATGACAGAGTATCCCGATGAGATTGAGTACGTTTTTGCGTACGTCAAGGTCAATTATTATAAGTTGGCAATGGCGAACATAAACGCTATTTCCATTTCATCGGCCGCGTGCATTGCTGCATGAGTTAAGAACTAAGTATAGATTTGTTTATAATGGAGCCCTTTAGTCTTATCGTAGCTTGCACACAAACGGGAGGTATTGGGATGAACAACGGCATACCGTGGCATGTTCCGCAAGATATGAAACACTTCTACCAGATAACAACAACCAAATCGCCGCTGAAAAATGCGGTAATCATGGGGCGTAAGACATGGGATAGCATGCAGCAAAAACCTCTCAAGAACCGCATAAATGTTGTAATATCGTCGACATTGACAAACGAGACCGGAATCGTTTTAGCGCTATCACTTCAAGATGCGTTGGACAAGCTGAAAAATGTAGGTCATATTTTTGTCATTGGAGGCGCATCGGTTTATCAAGATGCGCTTGCCCATCCAATGTGCACCACAGCGCATGTGACATGGATTCACGACCACTATGAATGCGATGCGTTTTTCCCGGTTGAACTATTCAAGCACAGATTTGAGAAAGATGGCTTGGTAATTGAAGAAACGCCCAATTATACAATAATGAAATACACCCGTGGGTAGACATTAAGCTTGCCTGAACGAACGAACGCTCAACCAAGCTTGATGGCCACCGGCTTGCCTATATACTGCGCATGCGAACCCCAAACATACTTATTTTGACGTATCTCATAAATCACATCGAGTATGTACGATGATGTAAATATAGCATCGTCGTAGTGTTCCAAAAATATGTACAATTGGCCAAGAAGTACCTGAAGGGCAAGCGCTTGAGGAATCTCATACCCAAGAGAAAATCCAAAGTCGAACATCACCACATGATACCCGCCCTCCACTTTGATTATTCCTGTGTTGTCGGGATGATTATCTCCGTGCACGACTCCCATTGAAATCATGCGTTCAAGCACGCCCACCACTTGTTGCTCGAGCTTCTTGTACGGCTCGCTTTCCACCATGGCTAGCGAAATCGGCCGCGCCTTGCCCTTTTTCTTTGCCCACTCCTTTGACGTAGGAAGCATGCTAGCCCATGTGCCTGCCATTTGCTCCATGCGATAGTAACCATTGCCCTTGCAATACCACGGCGCATCGTCAAACACCCGAGGGCCTATACCTGCATCGCCGAGTATCTTACCAATGCAGACCTCGTCATGCAGTTGTTTTTTTGCAGCGGCGTTCTTTACCGCAACCTCTTTCAATACAATATCGCCGAGTTTGTCGTCGTGCACAAGCAGCGCCTTTCCTACGTCGCCCTCGCCGAGAACTTTCATTGGCTTGTAACGATGCAAACATTCTTGTTGCGCGACAGTTCCGCATGTGCTTCTGTCAAGCTTGAATACACGCGGGGTTCGTGTAAGCGATGCGTTGCGACTTGATGGGCTTTTCGATTCAATGGGCATTTCCTATATGGACCACGCGTAATAACTTGCATTGCCTAAAAATACATAACGGAAGACCCCTTGACGTTTGTGGACGCAATGAATGTAGATCCTAAAGTGGCGTATGCATTTCCGTCATTAAATCCAATTTCGTCGCCATTCGCGGAGACAGAGTACAAAGACAAATATGCATACATTAAATAATCTCCATTTGGCTCCCCAAAAACAGTGTTACGTAGAAACCATTTGCCCCCATCGGGTACCTCCCAATCAGGAGCACCGCCATCGTAATACCGCGGGTCTCGCATAATTAACGTAGTGTAAGTTCCACTCGCAACTGTTGTTATTTTTCTGTTAATTGCGCCGGCAGTTTTCACATCATTTGCTATCGTTGACTGGTTTACATTCACCACATAGTCATATATTGCGGCCCAGTGCCCCTGACTTCTTGGATAAAAGACATCTAGTCCCAAAGCCCGTCCTCCATGAGTTGAATAGGTGTAATTCGCGGTGGTATTTGCATTATTTGTTATTCTATAGAAATCGTAGCCGCCGCCATCGGCTGTAAAATTAACATACATTTGAAGTGCGCTTGGCATGGCAGGCGACTTAATCCAAAACAATCCATTAACAAGTGGCAAATTGTAGAGTTTCCGTAATTCATTTAAGTGCCATCCACTCAACGATGGTTTGGTACTACTTGAACCATCATATAGAAACGTTGGGAGGATGTAGTATGAATTAATGAACATTGAACCCTGAACATGTAAGTTAGCTTGTGGGGTCGTCGTCCCAATGCCAACATTCCCATTGGACAATACACGTATTCTATCTGCACCCGCCGTCACGACACCTATTGTGCTATCAGCGGGCAAATATAAGCCTGTTGTTGTGTTGTTTGCCCATGTATATGCAGGTGTGCTCACCGTATTGGATGGTTGACCCAAAAACACCATTGTAAGTAAGTTAACTGTTACAAACAAAAATTAATCATTCATCGTTGCGTTATAACTTCATTATGAAAGCAAGAGCATAGTAGGGTGGCAAAATACCAAATGCGGTTCCTGACCCGGTGTTGTTTGTCGTGAATGTGTGGGTGTGAGCAGAATTTGTTGAATCTATAATATATGTCGATCCATTTGCAGCATATACGCCATCATTTGGTGGAGGGTAATTTACATTGCCGGTCCAATTAAAGTCATCTACGCTTCCGTGACGTTGTGTATGGTTGTGTGCTCCACTATTATCAGTTGTCCCTGTGTGATTATGTGCCGGTAAATTTGCAACTGCAAGTGCAGCTGTTGTCGCACCGCCAGTAGCAGCAACAGCGTACGTGCTTCCCGCACCCACAATGAAGCGGCTCCTCAAATCAGGTGTTGTATTCGCGCCGTCGCAAATAGCCCATCCTGTTGGAATGGCTGCAATGCTACCCGACCACATCACAATAACACCCCGGGGAACGAATGCATTTGTTACTGTGCCTATTTGGATATTGGTGGCTATTACATTCCCTGACACATCTAACTTTCCAAGTGGGTTAGTTGTCCCAATGCCAACATTCCCATTGGACAAAACACGTATTCTATCTGCACCCGCCGTCACTATACCTATTGTGCTAGCTGCAGGCAGGTATAAGCCCGTGCTAGTATCTGTTGCCCATGAAAATGATGGTGTTGATAAAGTGTCGCTCGGCTGACCCAAAAACACCATTGTAAGTAAGTTAACTTAATTACTCATTCTTTTTCTAGTTGTAACATAAAATGGATACTAGTTTGCGGTTTTTTGAGTATGTTATGCAGCATCCGGGAATGGCAAGCTATTTTGTGCCCAAAAAAAAGTACAATGTCAAGCGTGTTTTTCAATTCAAGTGTGTAGTATTAGCTGCCTTTGAAAAACATCTTAGTCAAACAGTCGTCGGGAATGACAAACTCGAATTAAATGCAAAGATGCCACCGCGCAAGCTTTTGCCCCCCATGTTTAATGACGACGATGTGAAGTTGATAAAGGAACAAGTTGCAAACCCCGATGTACATTACATGATTTTCCCCTGCCTTTGGGAAGAATCTGCTCCATTCCGCAAGCAATGCGAAAAGAAACAGCGCAGATCCCACATGGTTTTACTAGCAGCAAACAAGGCAAGGGGAATTGTCGAAATATGGGACGACCAATTTGCAAAAACCCAAGTTTTGATGAACTACGAACACACGCAAAGCGAACCGTTGGATTTTCTGCGCCCCTTTTTGGGAACATTTGACATTGAAGTGAAAAACATCGTGATACCGTCATTACCGTCTGAAAAATATGACTACATTAAGAGCATTATACAAGAGAGAACGTTCCATGCTGTATATTCTTCCTTCATTGCCAACTACTTGCGTCGATGTGTGGAAGAGAAAAAGAAAACACAAACAGCAAGCCTAAAAGCAAAGACTGTTTTAAAGATAGCAAAAACCGTTCCTCCTCGTATGAAGAACCGTGTCAACAAATACTTAGAGTGTTATGATAACCTAAAGCGCCACAACGACTTGTTTCCGCATTTCCAAGCTAACGTTGCTTCATATCACAATTCCAATTTTCCACTGCCGAAACCGTGCCCAGAAAACCAATACTTCAACATTGAAACCAATGAGTGCGAAGGCCTTCCCATGGAGGTAACTATCCCTGTTGGTGAATACGACGGTAGCCGCGCGCGCACCGAAAATGTCTTAGCGTACTACTATTACATCTGTTTGTACCTTCTTGAAAAGCATCCTAATGTTGCTATGATGATGCCAAGTCACAAAACCAACCCCCACGATTATTATTATGCGATGCGATTCGTTTACAATCCCAAAAAAGGGGGGCGTAACAGGTTTGACTTGAGCATTCCTCCTCAATGGGACCGTTTTATGAAAAAGGCGTTGGCTACAGAGTCGGTCCGTTTCATTCCTATTCTCGTAGGAATTGTCGGGCGTCTCGAAATGAAACACGTTAATGTCATCATATTGGATAAGGCACACAACACTATAGAACACTACGAACCTAATGCGGGAAATAATGTGGAAGAACGCTGGGGTAATGGAGAGGAGCTTGCCGAAAGCTTGCGACAGTTCTTTGAAAACGACGACCGTTGGACAAGTGGTAAATTCAAGTACATTTCAGGGAAAGATACATGTCCACGTGGATTGCATCGTTATGAGTGGCACGAAAGAGCCAAGAACATATTGGATGCGGGAGGCAATTGTGCAATGTGGACATTATACATGGCTGACCTTCGTTTGTCCAATCCCGAAATCCCATCTGCAATTCTTGGTCAATATGCAGCTCAAGAAATTTCGAAAACAGGATCGTTCAAACATTTCATTGATTCTTATTCAGACCACATTGTTCGTATTGGGAAAATGAGCCGTAAACAAGAAATCAAGCGTAAAAAGGAGGAATCAGCCAATTAAATATGCATATGTATATAAAAATAAATATAGACGACGGAAAATGTTCACAGTTGAAATAAAATGCGTGAATGGGCCTACATACCAAGTGACCGTTGATGAAAATGAGGTCGTTCAATTACTAAAACAACGCATAAATGACCAAGGTGGCCCCGTTCCGGATAAGCAACGCTTGATTTACATGGGAACACGATTGGAAAACCAGAAAATGCTAAAAGAGCACAGTATTTACCAGGGTGTCACACTGCATATGGTGACGTGCTGATCACCAAGGCCGCACTAAAGACCCATAGCGCGCATCTTGAAACACGAGACCGCTGTTGCGTTTGGCCCACGATGGGTCGAGCCTCGCTGCAGCGTCCGGAAACAACGTTCCATTCCACACATACCATTTGAAAGGGCACGGCAGCTGCTTGAAAACGTTGTCCTTCATCATGTCAATAAGCATGCAATCAATCGTGCGCACACCCATTGGCGCCTCGAGCAGTGTCTTCAGCAAAATGCGCGCCCCCTCGAGCGTGATGAGGTAGGCGTGTGTGCAAAAGACAGGCGTTCGCAAAATGTGCGACTTGACCATGTAATCTATTTGGCTTCCCATGTACAAAAGCTCGTAATCCTTTGGCGTCGCCTCAAAATATTTGGGCGCAAGAAGATCCCACTTTTCATGGTACTGGATGTCGTCTTCGAAAATGGTTGCAAATTCAATGTTATTATCGACAATATATTTCCATAAGTTCACGTGGGACAAGAAGCACCCTTGTTTGCCCGTGTATTCTATGAACTCGCCATCGGTCGGGTCGAACGTGGGGTTGCCATGGCTCTCCCATGCCGCCGCCAACTGCCCGGCATCACGCGCGTCGACGGCGTTCCATCGGGTGATGAACGAAAATCCGGCGTCATGTATGAGTTTCTTGCTCGCCTTGAGTCGGTCTTTACACTCGGCCATATTTATTATAAACGACGGCCCTTCCAAAACGGCTTGCCATGATGAGGGATGCGGCATAGTTACACACACAAAGCCCGCTGTTCCTTAAGCCGATTATTTATTATCGTAGTAGCACTTTTCAATCCAATCTACGTCGAGGACGGGCAGTTTGGGGTGGCACTCCCACAGTCGCATCTTGAGAAAGGTGTGAACCTTGAAGCGATCCGGATACATGTGAATGCAACCCGGGGTCGCACCCGTCATTAGGGCGCGCGCAGCTGGTGGTAGAAGATTCACAGACGACGGGGGAATAATCGAGAGCAGTTGAACTGGCGGCTCGACGAATTCCTTGTCAGTTGAACTTGCAGCCGCGGCGAGCCTCTTGCAAATCATTGCTTTTTCTGCCTGCAGTGTGCTGCTCAAGTCGCGCACAGTGGGGGCATATCCATAGGGATAGAACCACTTGGGTTCCTTCGGGCGTCGGGTGTAATAATTGAAGACCCAGCTAATGCCCATGAGGTACGACAGAGTGCTCTCTCGCATGACTTGTGGAACGTTGACGCGGCGGGCGTCGAAGAGCCCCATGTAATATGTGAGGCGCCAGTTGGCACCGGCCGTTCCCGTTGCTATGGACGTTGCCACCGGGTCGCGGTTTTGTGGCACGCTCGGGAAGAATTCGATGAGGTCCATGGGTTCGCGTGCGTGGCTGCGACGTTCCACATTTGCAACACACGCCCCATGCACCCGGTTGTCCTCGTCTTTGGCCAGGTCCTCTAGCAGTGAGGCCAAGACATCCCACGAGATGCCGCCCGAGATGCCGCCCGTACCCGCGCCGCCAGCGATAATAGACGATCCTGGTGCCGCCTTCAACAGCCGGCCGTAGGCCTGAAGTAGCGTTTCGAGCCCCTCGCTCTTGAGCGTGAGTGCAGGAAGGGGCGGAAGGAAGTCGTTCCCGAGCAAGAAGCACAGCACAATGTAAGTCTCTATCCACATTTTAGCTTCGTCGCAGTACGGGTCCGCCATGGCTTCCTCCGTCACCGGCCAACGGTAGTGTTGTCGCACCGTCGCCAAGATGCCCGCACGCAGCGCATCGATGTTTACATAAAGGAAGGGGCTTGTGGATTTTGGGTCGATACCAGGCACACCGGCTTGAGTCGGCTCGCGCATGAGGTAAATTTCGGGCCTATGCGACACCAGCGACAGCATGATTAAATCTGCATCAAGGCCGTAAATGAGAGCAGGTCCAGGCTTGCTCGTTGCCAGCCGCGCGAAAATCTTGTGTTCACCCTCACCCGGCTCGTCCGCCGGCGACACCCACATACCGGGCACTGTCTTGCAATGGTCACGCAAGTGCGTTGCCATGGTCCCCATGAAGGCCGTGCCAGGCGTGATTGCGCACGTATCCCACGCGGGCTTTGGTGGAGCGAGCCCGGCATCCTTTTCCAGCATTGAGCGGAACATGCCCATGTAGCGACGCTTGCGCTGTTGCATCATTTTTGCCCGCGGCGCGACGCCATCGAGGCACACTCCAATTTCATTGAGGCGGCCGCCAACTGTGTCGACGAGCCAGGTTAAGTAGACACATGTTTCGGCCGCAACGCGCTCGTCATTGATGGGCACGACTTTGGCGTCCTCCAATTTTCGCACAGCCTGATAAATGGCGCCATTAAAGTCAAGGTAAAGACCCTGAGGATTTAGTGGCGGACGTTGGATAAGAATACCAGGATGTGTCCGGGTAATCACATAAAAGTAGAAAGGAATGCCCATTTTTATTTATTGAATAGCAATGAGCCTTTGTCTCTATATGGCAAAAGTGGTGTGGTGCCAGGTGTCATAGCTCCTTTTTTTCTGCGTCATCAAATAGAACCTATTGATTCAATAATGTCCATCGGTGACGTTTTCGTTGGTGTGCCTCAATCCAAGCTGGCCGGTGTTACAATCCTTATCACCCTAGCTCTAATTTCCATCTTCATCCTTGTTGGCAAGGACAAGATTGCCTTCGGCCAAAAGATTGCCATCGTGCTTCTGTTGGTGCTACTGGCCCTGCCCACCATTCTGTTGACCCTTTTCCAAATCAACTGCGTGGTGACAGGTGCCGGTGCGCGCAACCCGTGGTGCGGCTGGTACGCGTGGGTCGTTGCCGGCCTGATCGTGTTCTACTGCATCATGCTGGTGTTTGTCAGCCTGACCTCGTTCTCCAAGGGCGAGAATGTGTTGGCCGCCCACCAAGCCGCCGATGCCGTGACCCGCGAGTACTTCAACAACATGGAGGGTAGCGAGGAAGGTACCGAGCAGTACGAGGGCATGCCCCCCACAGACATGCTTGCTGCCGGCAAGGAAGGCTTCACCGGCCCTGAGTCGAGTTCGTCTTCCGGCCCGCCGCCGCCTACCAAGAACGTCAAGGACCCGTTCGCCGATTACCCCGGCCCGACCGAGAAGTTCAACCATGGCACTGGCCCGAGCAGCCCTGATGTCGAGCCCTTCTCTCAAGAGGAGGAGCACGCCGCATTTTAATTTCTAATTTTTAGAATTTTTGGAAAAACAAAAACAAAAACACACTTAGCGACCCGCCTTTTTCTTTGGGCTTCCGGACAGTGCCGCATATGAAATGCCACCAACAACAACGATAATGAGGAGCGCAATTGCGATTTTGCCGGCGCCATAACTTGAGTCAGCGTTCGGTGCGCCCGCATGCGACTTGCACAATGTGCACACGGATGGAAATGCTGGTTTGTCGCCCTTTGCAACTGCCTCCCAATGGCGGCGTGCCACTGCTTCCGTAATTGATGCGCCTGGGTTGATGTCGGCCGCGACCAAGGTATGCAGCTTAATGCACCATCCTATCAAGTGTTCGCGCGTTTGCACAGACTCATCGAGCGGGTGCTTTTCCAATATAGATTGAAGGTGGTGCGCGCACTTAGTGCACGGCAACACGTGCGCGAGGTGCGCAAAAAACGCCGCATAATGTTGGCGATTCTCGGAACTGACAATTGATGGAGCACCTTCGCATATCAAATGGAGCGCCGTCCACATATACGGGCCCCATATCTTTGGATCCACACCCATCTACTACTACTCTTATGCATTTAAAGAATAAAGGGCGAACTGCATTAGAGAAAGTAGGCATGGAGTCCCTAAAAGGTCCGCCACCGGGATTCCCGCACACCCACATTGGGAAAATGCACACATGCCGAAACTGCGGCCTTATTGGTCACTTATACAAGGACTGTCCTCACCCGATTATGAGCTTTGGAATCATTTGCTACCGCCGCACACCAGCGGGGCTTGAATATCTCATGATTCAGCGCAAAGACAGTCTATCTTTCATGGAATTCATTCGGGGCAAGTATGACATGTATGATATCACGTACATCAGCCAGCTTCTGTCGCACATGACCGTGAGCGAGCGCAGCCTTCTCATGCAATCATCGTTTAACGACCTCTGGAACCATGTATGGTATCAGGCCTTCCTGCCGCGCCACACTCAAGAATATTACGAGGCCCGCAACAAATTCGAGACGCTCGTGAAGGGATTCACCACATCCGCAGCTACGGAGCGCTTCGTGAACCTCGAGCGCCTCATTCGCACTACTCGTAGCGAATTTAACGAGCCGGAATGGGGATTTCCTAAGGGACGTCGTCGTCTGCGCGAGGAGGACCTAGACTGCGCTGTGCGCGAATTCTGCGAGGAAACGGGATTTCGCAAGGATGACCTGCGCATTTGCAAGGAAATCAAAGAATTTAGTGAGGTGTTCTATGGCACAAATGCGATTCTTTATAGTCACGTGTACTTCTGCGCTGAAATGGTGGGGGATTCTTCGGCGGCCATTGTTGTTGACCCAACAAACATCAATCAGGCGCGGGAGGTGCGTCAAATATTGTGGTTCCCGGCGGACCAGGTAATGAAGCGCATTCGTGACCATAATCGTGAACGAAAGGCACTCTTTGGTTCGGCAAATGGCATCATTGCGAATACGGCATACGCAGCGTCCGCCGCCGACGCGTTTGCAAAAAAGGAGGGCACATCTTGCGGTTACTTAAGGCCAGACGCAGCTCCTTGGATACCCGGAGAGCGATTCGTGTTTGGGTTCAGTAACTATATTGTTCCCAACCATGGCATCGTTCCAAGATTCCAAGGCACTTCCAGCCATAGTATTTGACACCGAAACGACGGGGTTGCCGCCGTGGCATCGCGACTCCACGCGCCTTAGTGATTGGGATGGGTGCCGCCTTGTGCAGCTCGCTTGGTCCACGATTCACCTAGATTCGCAGGAGGGCAGCTACAGTGCGATTGTTAAACCCGCTGGCTTTACAATTCCAGAGAAGGCAGCGGAAATTCATGGCATCAGCACAGAGCGTGCGCACGCTGAGGGACGCGACCTCGAGGAGGTGCTGCATGCGTTCCAAGTTACATTGGAGCGCTATCCTGATGCAACAATAGTCGCACACAATTTGGAATTCGACATTTCCATTATTACAACAGAAGCAATGCGCCTCGAAATGCCGCGGCTGCTTTCGCTTCTTGCGAGTCGCCCCCGGCACTGTACCATGCTCAAGGCGGTCGAAAACAACCGCCGGCGGCGCTGGCCGAAGCTGTGCGTTCTTTACAAGGAGCTCTTTGACGAGGAGCCCGAAGGCACGGCACATGATGCTATTTGGGATGTTGTGACGTGCGCTAAAATTTACAAGCGTCAAGTAAAACTAATTTAGCATAAGCTGCGCCCCGGACCACTCCAGCCAGTCCCGAATATTAAAAAGTTGCAATTTTTCTGGATCGTGCGATTCTCCATTGAGAATACCATATATTTTGTTGTCTACGAAGTGGCGCTTCATAATGTCGAGAAACTCGTCGGTGGTATGTTTGTTACTCCGGTTTGCACCGATGCCACTGTATAACACAAAAAGCATTTACTCTGGGTGATGTTTCCAAATTCATTTTTGTCTCTAAGTCGACTTGTACCAAGAAGTTTCTTCAGCCTCGAGCCTCGAAAGAAACTCGGGAAGTGATTTTGCAACATATGAAAACGCACCACTCGAGGTGCACGCAATGACGCTGTTATTTTTACCAATCGCCCAATGAACTGTATTTGTCAAATCGTGGTAAAAGAACCGTCTGTTTTCGGCATAAGACGGGTTCATAATGAACAAGTCCTTGAGCGTAAAAATAGTTTTGTAGGCAGGGTCGATATCTTTGAATTCCGAATACTCTTCGCGTATGGAAATTTCTTCATTGCGCCACCAATACCATTTATTGGGATTATTCGATTTTAGGCAAGCAAAGAGCATATCGAAGTTTACCAGTAATTCGGCTTCCTCTTCGGGCGTTTGCCTGGGGCTTGAGGGGTCGATATACATGCACGTTTTGTTTGTTGGGCGGCGTATCTCGACCTCGCATTTTTCGTCCGCATCCATTGCAAATGTGTGTTGAATGTGCTGGTCGTGCTCATTGATATAAATTTGTTCTTCCATCCACTCGAGAAGTGATGTTATGTTTAGGGGTATATCGAGTGTTTCAAAATCGCACACAATCAACTTGTCATTCTGCTGGAGAAAGATGGCGTAGTTTGATGTCAAATCTCTAATTTGGACGTGTGTAGGGCCAAACTTTAAGTCGATGGACTTTTGCAAGTAGCCGAGCACCATTGTGTTTGAAGTAAGACTATGAATGCAATGAGGGCTCAATTTTTTCCACCGGATGCTGCGCTTGGTGCCGGGTCTTTTTTGCGACTGCGTCTCGGCTTGGGTGCAGCAGTCGGGTCTTGAGGTGTTTCTTTCTTGCGTCTCGGCTTAGGTGCAGCAGTTTCGATCGGGGGTGGGGGTGCACCAAACGTGGTCGTGTGAAATCGTTTGCCCGGCACATACACGCATGGTTGCAGAGGCACTTCGGTCCCGCGAAATGGCCGCATGATTTCGCCATCAGAAGGACATAGAGTGCCTGGTGGAAGAATGTACTCCACAATTCTCGATACATATCTGTTTTCCACGACTTTAATGACAGGTGTTCCCACTGGAACTAGTATCATGGCAATAACGGCGTCATCTGCATTATGCTCTACAGGGGTATCGTATTTGCTTGACACGTATCTGCCGGCGGTGTAAAAGCATCCCGCAGACATGAAACTTGCGTCTTTACCAATGAATTTCCTCGGGAGTGCACGATAGAGAACTAATTCGCGGTCTGTAGCAAGCGCTTCCTTCCACTTGATAAACAGTTCTAGACCTTTGGCCACAACTGTTTCTCTTAATGGTTTTGTTCCACAACTGTTTCGGTCGGGTGCCCGAAAATTGCGCATGTAATCGCTAAACTCTGCCGATCCCAAAACACCGTCTTGTGGCTTGAATTCCATGCCACATAGCCAGAATCGAATGAAGGCACTCATGGCTAAGTCTTCTTTCGATGGTGCACGCTTGACAGCAAACTCGCGACCGTCGCCAAAAAACTTGGGCGCCTTGTTCGCAGGGTCATCATAGTCCCATACGGCTGAGCCGAACTCAATGAGATTATCTGTTGTGTTCAACAGTTTTTCGTCATTCCACCACTCACGTGTATGCAGTTTCGTGCACGGTTCGACCTCATTGGGAGGACTGTTCATGAGATCAGTTATGAATCGGGATGAATTTTGAAAGCCGTGCGGGGGTCTTTTCAATACCGGGATTCTGTAGCCATAATAAAGGTCGCCTGGTAAGGCACCCGGAGTGTGCGCATCAAGTGTCTTTGGAGCAACCTTCGGCTTTGGTGCCATTCTGTTATGAAGACACGTAAATTTTTTATTGAAATGTAGTGTGTTATGCATTGATAGGGCTGGGCTCGAGCAACTCAATTGAGGAAATTACCGAAAAATTGACTACTGACTCTAGACTAAGAGCATATACCACCACACAGCTCAACCACAGCTCAGCCACAACCCAAATCTCCTCTACCAACCACCAATCACAATGGCGGCTACGATGAAGCAGGCTCTGCGCGAGGCGGCGGGTAAGGTCAAGCGTGCGCCGACAGCCTTCAACCTCTTCGTCAAGGGCAAGATTGCCGAGTTGCGCATTGCGGAGCCGGGGCTTCCCCAGAAGAACTACATGTCCAAGGCTGCCGATGCTTGGAACGAGTACAAGGAGGCGAACGGCATGCCTGCGACGAAGGTGAAGCCCGCCAAGGCAGCGGCTGCGCCCCGCCTGCAGAAGCCCAAGGTTGAGAAGAAGCCCAAGCGTGCGCCAACCGCTTTCAACCTCTTCGTCAAGGACAAGATTGCAGAGCTGCGTGCTGCCGAGCCTGGGCTTGCCCAGAAGGAGTACATGTCCAAGGCGGCGGCGGCTTGGAATGACCACAAGGTCGAGAACGGCCTGCCCGCGACGAAGCCGAAGGCGCCCAAGGACCCGAATGCTCCCAAGCGCGTGCAAAAACCCAAGAAGGTTGCCGCAGAGGGTGAGGCCGAGAAGCCCAAGCGTGCGCCGTCTGCTTACAACCTGTTCGTCAAGGACAAGATGGCGGAGCTGCGTGCCGCTGAGCCTGGCCTGCCCGCCAAGGAATACATGTCCAAGGCGGCCGCGGCCTACCGCGAGTCCAAGGCAGTTTGAAAAAACAAAAAACAAAAAAACAAAAAAAGCATCATTTTGCATTTTCACTCTGTATCGACAGAACCGCAAGATTCAAAATACGATTAACTTGTAACAGGTAATTTTTGTCTTTATTGCAATTGCGCGTCCCGTTTCTTTGAGCAAGTACTGATTTTTCTTTTTATTCGTCCGTCATCTTATCATTTCCGAACTCAAGGCCATTTGTACAATGATGACATATATACGCGCGCTCAATATAGACAACAATGTCAAGAAGATCCGTCGAACGCATGAAAAAATCCAATCTTTTTATCCAACTGTCTGAGATTGCGCAGCCGACCATCGAGTATGAAAAGTTTATTGCCGAACTTGTTCATAACTATCGCACTAGGGAGGCTGCACATAAGTGCTTTACGGTTATGGCGGCCCTACATAGCTTAAGCTTCCCTCAACAATCTCTCATCAAGCGAGTGTGCTTAAAGGGCAAAAAAAACGAAGTTTATGCATTGCTAAATGACTACGTTTTTCACATTGAAAATGCAATCGCGGGTCATCTTGAAAATATAAGGTTGGAGTTCGGTCGTGGAATGCGGTCGTTTAACAAGTTTTCCGTACCAATTCAAGACAAGATCGAGAGAAAAGACGCCGAACTTCAACTATTCAAGACACTTGAAAGCAATTATGTTTTGTTAATGGCACATGTGTTGTTCTCGTCAATTTTATCACTTGACTTGAAGATAGAATTTGAAAATGCCTTCATCGCAAGAAATCATGTTGCACTAAAACAAATCGTAGTAAGTGTTTCAAATCAATACATAGGATCCCTTAACATGGAGAAAAATTTTGGTTGCCGCAGAAAATATTTGCAGGATGAAAAGTTTGAAGAAGACCCGTTTGCAAACCCCCACTCGAAGCAGTATTTGGATGCCCGCAGCCAGTTGTATAACACAATTAAGACGACCCCTGTCTGTACACAAACCATGGATAAATTGATGAATAAAAATCAACATGTAAAGATTAATGAAAAGCGAAAAGCTTGCAAAGAAAAACAAGTAATCATGAAAGAGTGTTATAGCCGGCGGGTGTGCGCAAATGCCCTCATCCACGGCAATGTTCACGGCAACTTGAACAAAAGCCACAAGAATGCAGAACACGTATTGGACTGTACCGTACTCGACATAACACCTTTGAAAATTCCGCCGCCGCCGCAACCGTCGCCATCGCCATCGCCTGCTCCCCTGCCGAAGACCCCGCAACCGCCTCCTCTCAAACAGACGCCTACAAAACGCAAAGCATGAACATTTCCCGAATTTATATAAAATCGGGTTTTAAATAGGATTCGGGAACAAACAATGTCGTGCGAAAGGATGATTCCTCAAGTTAGCGGTACGTGCTACTTAAATGCATGCTTGAATGGCTTTTTGCAAACTTCAAGCACGCTTGGCATATTCTTTAAGTATTTGACATTGTATGAAAAAACTCTTGATACAGACTTGCTTTCTCAACTACATAAAGTAGATGGGTCGTTCTGTCCCCCCAAGTCATTAATAGAGACGATTGCAAACACGCACAGCACACAAGCGCGATTCAACGTGGCGAGGTTTGTTATTATGAAGACCATCAGGTCATACATCTTACACTATGATATTTACAAAGCGGAAGGCGCAGACATTCCAAACTCGATCGCATCCTTTATATTGCAAACCACAAAGGCTCCACTGAAAGACGTTGAAACACAGGGTGGCCATTCAATTGACGTGGCCAAAGCCATTCTTAAAAGCATATACGGTCCAAAGCGGTTTATTGAAAAGGTGCAAATTCTTCACGAACACGAACTGTCGCGGCCAATTTTAGAAACGACGGAGGTACTCATTATTCTTCCGGGAATAAAAGGGGATGAATATCTCTTTGCGCCTGAATGGGATAGCTGGTATAAGGGCTGCAGTCCCGAAGATATACTCGACTTTTCATTGGCTTTGTTTGCATCAAACACAAAATCATATAGACAATTGAGTGATGAGGCAAAGTTAGAGTCCCAAATATCATTTCACGTAAGTGAGCTACTGGTACTGCTTTCAAATTTGTTGGCTTCGCGAAAACGAAAACGTGATGTCGCAGTCACATACGATGGTCGCATGAGAGCATTAGAGTTATTGTTAGAGTTCAGGGACAGAAACGACAAGGAATACGAGCAATTTACCAAGTATGCAGACACTGACGATTCTTACAAGTCACTTCAACTTCGTTTATTGCAACTGTTGCATCACAACAAAACAGAGGTTGAGGTTTTAAAAACACAATTGCGAAGAGGATACGTTACTACCCACAACACATATGAAATTACACAAATCAATGGTTACGAACTTGGACATGCAGTGCTATCATATGATGACCATGCCGTTGTGGGGATTTTCTGTGACAATGAGCCATTCATTGTAGACTCAAACGAGTATGTGTATCCTTCAGATTGGCGGTCCTCCAAAACTGTCCAACTTATGAACTATGACAATGAAACCATGAACAAATGCACGAGAACGAATAATTGTGGAGTGGATTATGTATGCTACGTTCGAAAGTAGCGGCGATTTGTTTATCACGTTTAGGTAGACAATGCCTAGAAAATCAAACAAGAAGCAAACAAAGGGCGGTGAACCGGACGGCTTAACACAAGCTAACAGCATTTCGAGTGCGCTAAACAATAAGGACTTTGATGGCGCAAACATAAAAGATTTTCTGAACAACGAAAATAACAAACACCCAGATTATATTGGAAGAATATTGAAAGACCCAATAACTAAAGGACTAGTATGCGGAAATGAGAATAGTCGCGCAAAAATAAAGAAAAACATACAGGATTTCAAAGGTTGTTCATTCAATTTCGCAGACGCATATTGCAGTAAGTCTGGCGATTTCGTTGAGGTGTGCAATGGTGTTTCGAAACAACAAGGTCAACCCCAGGTTGCTTCCATCGAGTCTGCACCACAAGAAGAGGAGACTACATCGCCTTTAGTGGAATCTCAACAAGCGCTGAAATCAATGATTCGTAATGTTTCCAAAACATTTATTTCAGAGCCGCCCACGGAGATAACTAATCAAATGCTTTTTCAATACCAAGGTTTTGTTCCTATAAATTCAGTTGATGTTAAAGTCAAAGTCAATCAGAATCAGAATGAAATGGTGGAGATAAAGACTTTACAATTTCATAACTTCCCAAGGTCCGCAGGAACTTTTAAGTATCCTCTTGTGAAAGTGGTAGTAGGAGATGATAATATTCCGCTGACAAAAGATGCAAGTAACGCTCGTATATCTTTCGAATTACATGATAATTTGGTCGATATAATTGTCAAATTTAACTTTGTAACAACAATAAATAATAGAATATATGGTGAATATGACCCAAAACAGCCGGCAAACCTCTTCAAAAACAAGGATTCTAAATTTACAACAGATGGAGGTTTTATGAATTCCAAGATATCGGAGTCAATGCATCTTGCAATTGGATTTGATGAGGAAGGAAAAATAAGTATGATGGTGTTTGGCAACAACGATGACACATCTGGTGGCCGGAAAAAGAAAACGAAAAAGGCACCGCGCGACAAGACGACTGGAGAAAAGGTCAAATACAATGGTCGTCAATACTCGGTTCGCATTGGGGCAAAAGGCGGGCGCTATATTATTGTCGCTGACAAAAAGAAGTATATACGCGCCTAGGGGCGCTCCGTATTTGAGTGCTACAAAATATCTAATATATTAGTAGTTCAACATGTCTCAACGTGGTGGTGGAAAACCATTTTTCAAGGAAAACGAGAAATATTTAAAGGTTATTGGCCTACCAAAAGCGCTAATTACAAAGGTCGCAAAGGATGAGCACCTAGATAATCTAGAATTCGGGCCAACGATTAGTCAATTTGCTGCTACAAGTAATCAATTTGCTAAAATATATAACTCTACTCAATCTCAAAGAACAGATGGGAGACCTTTTCCAGAAATAAGATGGGACTGTGAAAAGTTAAAATTTCTATTAGCTAAAATGATTGCCATTTACAAATATTGCAGTGGATCCGATGAAACTATGAAAGACATGGTGGTTTTAAGTATGCAAAGGGTTATTAAATATAACGCTATTTATTGGAACGATATGGACCAATACATGAATAACAGTATACCGTTTCAACTACCACCCCCGCCATCATCGTTGAGCTCTTCCGATTCACTAAATAGCTCATCAAACACTGCTGGAGGCAAAAAAACCACAAAGGCTCCGGCTAAGAAAAGCAAGTAAGCAGCAGACCTGTACATATCATTGTCGCTGACAAAAAGAAGTATATACGCGCCTAGGGGCGCTCTTTGAGCAATCGGTCAATGTAAGACAGTGCATCCCACGACTTTTCGCGCTCATAGGTAGCCGCTTGGAAATCGCCCGGATACTTTCCAATGCGCACATAGTCAGGCGTAATAATGACCGTTACTTCAAGGTGCTCCCCTCCATCTGCGCCATCGTCGAAGCGAAATGCGTGCAGCGTATCGGGGTTCGAATCCCTGAAACTGCACCAATAACCATAGTCCGTGCGCTTGGTGAGATCAATCAAGCGCACAAGGAAGTCTTGAATGCGCATGTTTGCTTACTGTGTATGTGTGTGCTTTTATCTCTTAGACGGCTGTCATTTTTTCAACATCAAAGCAAAACAAGCTTTTAAATCAACTTAAGAAAATATTCATTCATTTATAATTCTGAAAAACAAAATACCAAAATGCCAAAATGCCGTTTTTGAAATATTTGCAAAGGCAAACTAAAGCTTTCTTGGAAGGTCCACGGCCCGAAAAAACTTTCCCCCCTCTCTCAGAGCGTGCTCACGAGCAGACGAGCAGCTCAGTCTCATTTTTCATTTAAAGCTAAAATAAAATCAAACCTAAATAGTAAAGGCAATTCTTATGCTCGTGGCTGCTCATTTACTGAGCTGCAGGTATTGTGACTACAAATCTCCAAGAGCGTATAACTTGAGACGGCACTACATGCAAAAACACGCAGAAAGTGATACAGAAGAAACGCCACCAAATTCGACACAAACGCCACCAAATTCGACACAAACGCCACCAAATTCGACACAAACGCCACCAAATTCGACACAAACGCCACCAAATTCGACACGAAAATGTAAAAACACTTGTTCCCATTGTGGTAAGACATTTACACGGGCATACATTGCAAAAAGACATGAACTATCGTGTCCAGGTCCGAAAACATTAATTTGTTCAATTTGCAACAAAGAATTCCCTTATGAACATTTAACAATTCGTCACATGAAGTCATGTGGGGAAAGTCAATTAATTGTTCATGCACCCGTTGGGGAAGTGATACCCATTGCACCACCACCACCTGCCCCTACTACAACAAATAGTCAAGCAGCTAACGTGAGTGCAACTCACTGTGAAAATGTGATAGGGAATCAACAAAACAATGTCAATATCGTTGTGTATAACCCCAACAACATTGAGTTCCTGACAGACCACCTCAACCTTAAAAGCCTGTTCGCCGACATGGCCAATCAAAGCCAAGACAAACCCGCCATTCTCTCTCACTATAGTCGTGCCCTCATCAATCGTAAGGAGAATCAATGCGTGCGGAAAACCAATGTGCGGTCGTCACACTCGCAAGTGCATGTTGGCGACAATAACTGGGAATCGCGGCTTGACAAAGATGTGTACCCGAAGGTGGTTTGCAATATTGCGAACCAGATGTCGGATTTGGTGACTCGCATGCAAGATGACAAGGCGTTCAAGCTTCATAGGAAGGTCTTCTCAAAGTTAGTGCCTTTTTTGGACTATATGTCAGACGAAGGGTATGCCTACGATGTGGAAAAAGAAATTGAAATGAAGAGGCATTTTCGAAAGCTGGGACAGGAACTCGTTTTGATATTTTCCGATTGTACAAGAACAAAAACAACTCCTACCCCGCCCCCGCCCTCGAGTTAAATTATTTTATTTAGATTGCGCATACCAACCCGTGTAGCCCGTTCCATTTGGAAACCAGGTGCACATAATTGAATTCAGCTCGTCCGCAATTGCGTCGGGCGTCTTTCCCTCAATGTCCACAACAAATACCCTCATGCCCATCCGCACAGCCTCAATGTATGCCTCCTCGTGGTACGAGTGCAGGAGTTGAATGTACTCCGGGGAGATTGCCGATTCGCACGCACGCCCCCGGTGTGCAATGCGTGCCGAACATGCCGCCGCATTCGACCGCAAGTAAATATAGACGATTGGCTGCCACATATCCATGGCTTTGGAGTACATGTCCTTAAGAATCATGTGTTCGGTCTGGCTTAGCAGACCATTTGCCACATTGGCATTTACGAAGACCGCATTTTGAAAGAACGGAGAACGCTCCATGAGCATGAGCTTGGAATGCACCGACTTTGGTTGAATCCAGCACCGATCAAGCCATACCCGCACTTGGAACTCGAATGCGCTTTTGCGCTCCTCGTAGAAACTGTGCAAGTAGGGCAGCCACCTGTGAACGGGTTCGAGGTCCACCGGCCACCCATGTTTTGCATGAAGAAGCTTCAGCAAAGTTGTTTTTCCCGCCCCAATGTTCCCATCAATAGTAAGCAACGGCATGTTTGTTTTAGTTGGCCTTGTCGCGAAAAAGTGCTTGTTATACGATTGAGTTGACGTCTTTACCTTACTTTGGTATAATAATCTTTATATCCCTAAATGCCGCTTTGCTAGCCTTCTTGATGTCCGACACGGACAGCTTTGTCTCGCTTTTGAGAATATGAAGAAAGTTGCCTATATGGACTTCAATTTTTTGCACAATCGCAGACACTGCACCCGATTCCGCTCGCATTTCTTGGTCCTTAAGAATTAATTTAACCTCTTTTTTAATTGCAGATTCGATGGCCTTGCACGCACCTGCAGAGGCACCTCCTTGCGCAAGCCACGTTCCTGATGTAATATGGGCCGGACGAATAACACCATTTACCAGTGCAGCGCTTGCGTAAACGCCCACACCATTAGACGGGCTGTAAGCATGACTTCCAATTCCCGTCCATGGAATGCCGTTGCCTCCCTTTTGTGACATCTTTCGCTTCGCCGCCAGAGAAGTCAGCAATGTTTCCACCTTTTCGATGTGAACCCCTTTGATTTTTGAGGATTTCTCGGTCACCGCCATTATGCAGACCATTGTGACATACGAAAAGATGGCATCACCTATCACACTGTTCACAATCTTTGCCACATTGGCCGGTTGTCCAGGTAGACACTCGTGAAACATGCCCCGCTACTATTTATCCTGTAGAATATTCTCGGCATCAAGATAGAGGCCGCAACGGCATGTCCCACTCGCAAAATTTCGCCCCAGCTGCTGGGCCCGTGTTTATTTCACCCATGAACGGCCGCGTCGATGCCATGACAGCTCAACCGAACGTCCGCATCGAACAAGGATCCTTGTCGTCGCCAGCAGCTGCCGGATGCTCGACTGTCCGCGCCGCCCGTGCCGGGGTGCATACGAGCACACCCCTTAACGAGTTGTTCTTTTCGAACGAAAACGTTGAGGCGTTACAAGAGGGCATTCGTTACAAGGTGTGGGTCGAAAGCGAAGGCGACTTCAAAATTGGCCACCAAAATGAACGCGAACTCACAATTATCATGCGCTCCATGTACTACCAGCATGGTCGCAATGCGCCCACGGACATTGTCGGACAGGTGCGCGAATTGAACGGACACGTTCTCGCATGGGCCGTTCCTGAAATCATAACAAACATGAAGCAACATGAGCAATACAAAAAGGATATCAGCACGTTGCCAATGCCAATGCCGCACGCACCGCTCGTTACAATGAAAGGCACGCGAAGCTTAGAAATGAAGATGCCTTGATGTTAAGCTGTATCAAAATCAAGTGGAATCCATACCGAAAGCTCAGTGTCAGATTTTGATGGAAACGATTCAATCTGTGTTCTCAAATAAAACCCGAGCTCATTTTTATTGATGTATTCACAAATTTCAGCCAATCGTGCTGCATATTCTCGTTGAGAACTGTAATTATCAAATGTAATTTCCAGGCCAAGTGTTGTTCTTTTCGTAAGTCTCGCGGATGCCTTTCCCCCCCATTTGTCGCGTAATAGTTTCTTGATGAGTGATGGTGATAAATCTACATTGGATTTGTAAATTTTGTTAAGATGACGAATTTTTGCACGATGAATAGCGGCTTCGTAGCGTTTTTCCCATACATTGGGATATTGTCTGTCATCGTCCCCATTTTTATTTTCATTCGGACCATATGTTGTTGCTCTGCAGGGAGTCATTGTTCGAAATCGAATTGGATTGAAACGAATAGTTAAATTATTTTTGATATTTTTCATCATTGTCGATGTAATGTAATGTAATGTTTAGAACTATTTTCTTTAAATTAACGAAACGCCTTTTGTCACGGCCCCTTCCTTTAACCGCGATGTTTTTCTCATCCCACAGTAGTGTAACGGCTTCTTCTTCAATCAATGGCAAGCGCAGAGTCCGACATGGAGCTCACCCCTGCAGAGCAAGCCACATTTCAAGGCAAAAAGACGCGCCTTTTCAAGGCGACCATAGCGGTCAATGTCATATACGGCGTCATTGCATTGAGCATTTTCATTGCGATGCTTTCAAACGATGCCGCGCGCGAATTGTTGACGGGAACTTTTGCGCCATTTACCATAACATTCATGGTGGGCATGTTTCTCATTATTATTTGGCTCATCTTGGAAGTCTATGGCTTCAAGCCGGTTAAAAACCCGAGCATCGACCGCGACCCGCTATCATGCCCCGACTACTATAAGCTAGAACGTACACCGGAAGCTATATTAAACCGGGCGCCTGCGGACATACGAGGGCAAATGCAATTCCGTTGTGTCGCACCCACCAATATATTCCCGGCGGCTCAGTTCACAACAGAGCCTAGCTGGGGCAACGCGGCATACCCTGACCCGGTCGGCAGTGTGGTGAACGATTTCAACACGAAATTGACTAATGCCGCGGATAAGCTCACATGCAAAAACATATACCCAGCATACTTGCACTCGAAAGACGTTCTAACGAACAAAAACGAGACGAATAAGTTTCGTTGTGAATTTATCGGCAAAAATGGCTGCAACAACGTGTCGTGGACTTCTGTTTGCCCGCACCCCCGTTAAGCACGCATCAGCACAAAATCATTTTTCGCGAGGCATTTAAAACTTTGACGCCATTGAATAGATAACAAGTAGCAATGAGGGTCCTTAAGCGCACGGGTGTTTTCGAAGATGTTTCGTTCGACAAAGTGCTTCGTCGCATTCAGAACTTTTGCGACACGCTTGAACACGTCGACGCCAGCGAAATTGCCCAAAAAGTGTGCAGTCGCATTTACGACGGCGTGCGCACGAGTGAGCTCGACGAGCTGGCGGCTCAAATGTGCTTTAGCATGAGCACTGAGCACCCCGATTTTGGCTCCCTCGCGGCGCGCATCATCATCAGCAACCACCATAAAAACACAGAGGCGTCATTCAGTGATACGGTTGAGACCCTATTCAAAAACACAGACATTCACAATAACCCTGCACCGCTAGTGAGCGATGAGCTTTACGAAATCGTGCAGGCCCACAAAGAAAAGATTGATGGTGCCATTCATTACGATCGCGATTATTCGTTCGATTACTTTGGTTTCAAGACGCTCGAGCGTTCTTACCTACAAAAAGTGGCCGGCAAGTCCATTGAGCGCCCGCAACACATGTGGATGCGCGTGGCCCTTGGCATTTGGAGCTGGGACATCGAGAACGCCCTTATGTGCTACGACCTCATGTCGCAACGCCTCTACACTCACGCCACGCCAACGCTGTTCAACGCTGGAACGCGCATGCCGTCCATGTCGTCGTGCTTTCTTCTTGGAATGGAGGATAGCCTCGAGGGCATTTACAAGACCATCAGCGACTCTGCGATGATTTCCAAGGGTGCGGGCGGCATTGGCACTTGGATTCACAACATCCGCGCGCGCAATAGCTACATCCGCGGCACCAACGGCCAGTCCAGCGGTCTGGTGCCAATGCTGCGCGTCTACAATGCCACCATGCGTCACGCAAACCAAGCCGGCCGCCGCCTCGGGAGCGCCGCCTTGTATGTGGAGCCGTGGCACGCGGACATTTTCGACTTTGTGGCACTGCGCCGCAATACGGGCAGTGAGGAGGAGCGTTGTCGCGACCTGTTCTTGGCCATGTGGATGCCGGACCTATTCATGGAGCGCGTGCAAAACAACGGCACGTGGTCGCTGATGTGCCCCGACGAGTGCCCAGGCCTTGCTGACGTTTTTGGTGACGACTTCAAGGCGCTGTATGAGCGCTACGAGGCAGAGGGGCGCGCGCGCAAGACCATCAAGGCACAAGAGTTGTGGACCGACATTCTCAAGAGCCAAATCGAGACTGGGACGCCGTACATTCTCTATAAAGATGCTTGCCAAAAGACAAACCAGAAGAACCTCGGGGTCATCAAGTCTAGCAATCTGTGTGTGGCGCCGGAGACCAAGATTCTAACAGACAAGGGCAATGAGGTGATTCGGGACCTTGTCGACCAAGAGGTCAACGTGTGGAACGGCAAGGAGTTTTCGAAAACGGTAGTGCGCAAGACCGGCGAAAACCAACAGCTTGTGTGTGTGATGCTCAGCAATGGTGCTGCCATTCAATGCACGTTGTACCACAAATTTTACCTTGATGACCAAGATGAGCCAGTTGAGGCGCAATCTCTAAAACCCGGAGACTACCTTCAATCCTTTACGCTCCCCGATGGCACTTACTGGGCTAATATCTATGTGACGCAACTCGAGGACTTTGGCCGCAATGATGATACGTACTGCTTCAACGAGCCGCTCCAACACCGTGGTGTCTTTAATGGCATTCTCACTGGCCAATGCGCGGAAATCACGATTTACAGCGACGACAAAGAGTATGGTGTGTGCAACCTTGCGTCCATCGTGCTGCCGTCGTTTGTCACGCCCCACCCCGAGTTTGCGGATGGCGCGGCGACGTATGATTACGCAAAGCTGCATGAGGTCGTCAAGTTTACTACGCGCTCTATGGACCGTGTCATTGACCGAAACCACTACCCGGTGCCAGAGACCAAGCGCTCGAACATGCGCCATCGCCCCATTGGTGTGGGCATTCAAGGCCTGGCGGATGTGTTCATCCAAATGCGACTACCTTTCGATAGCCCAGAGGCACTAGAAGTGAACCGTCTCATCCTGGAGACAATGTACCATGCGTCGCTCGAGGCATCGAACGAAATTGCGCGCGAACGCCACGACGCCCTGGCAAGTGCTGCTTACTTTGAGGAAGGCATACTGTGCGAGGACATTAAGCATGAAATTAGCGACATTAAAAACAAATATGTGACGACTGACGATGAGGTCGCCCTAGCAAAGGCACATCCCCAATGGTCGGGTGCTTATAGCACATTCGCAACGTCCCCCACCGCATCAGGAACGCTGCAGTTTGACATGTGGGGCATCACGCCGACGCCAGGCCGTTACGACTGGGCCGCGCTCAAGGACGCTATTAAGGCACATGGCATCCGCCACTCGCTCCTGATTGCTCTCATGCCCACGGCATCCACAAGCCAAATTATGGGAAGCACTGAAAGTTTTGAGGCCATCACCAGCAACATTTACCAGCGTCGCACACTGGCTGGCGAGTTTGTTGTTGTGAACAAGTTTCTCGTCCGCGACCTCGTGAAGCTGGGACTATGGAACCGTGTGCTCAAAGACAAAATCATCGCAGGCGAGGGCAGCATTCAACACATTGCGGAGATTCCTGACGACATCCGCGCGCTTTACAAGACGGTATGGGAGATTCGCCAGCGCGTCATCATTGACCAAGCGGCCGCCCGTGCACCGTATGTGTGCCAAACGCAGAGCATGAACCTCTATGTTGAAGATCCCGATATCAGCCGCCTCACAAACATGCACTTTCATGGATGGCGCCAAGGCCTGAAGACGGGCAGTTACTATCTGCGCACACGCCCGAAGGCCAAGACGATGACATTCTCGCTCGACCCGTCAGTGAGCCGTACAAATGTGGCAAAAACGGCCGAGGACGAGGCCGCAGCTGCTTGTCGCCGCGACAACCAAGAGGCGTGCATGATGTGCAGCTCCTAAACGACAAATTTTGTTTTTCTTGATTTGGACTTTCAAGTCCACAAAATACGCGCGCTTACAGTAACGTAATATCACACACGTGCAGATGACTTCTTCAAGTTCTGAAGAAATGCCAGCGATGCGCCGGCGACAAAAGAAGCAGCCGACAAACGTGATTGTGTCGCCTTCGCCTTCGTCTTCTTCATCCCAAAACCTCTCAATGAAGCGAAAAGTACCAAAACAACGACACGATATACTTGCATCATCATCAGAACGGTCACTTACGCCCACCGCCGCCGCTGCCGCCGCTGCCGCTGTTCCTACCTCACCCTCTCCTACAGCCGCGTCCTCACAATCTCCTCTCTTGGGAGATGATTTCAAGAATCAGGCAACTGGTCATAAAGTGTGCCAGAATATGATTACATCGGCAATGGCTCGCAAACTGAAGAGGACTGCTGTTCAAAAAAAAATTAAAGCTGAAGTTTTGCGTCTCAAGCTTGTAGAAACAGAAATGTTCCAATCCTTGCCAGTATCTGCCATCAAGGGCATCTATGACCTGTATGATAAATATGTCTTCAACGGTTATCTCAATAAAGAGTACCCGAACGTGGTATTTGGTAATTCTATTAAAAGCAATAAAGTACTGGGATACTATGAACCAAGATACCAACGAATTAGAATAAATGGAAATCTGCTAATGTCATCTTTACAAACCGACAAACCAGAAGCGTGCAATGGTGTTGTTTGCCACACACATTTGGATATATTGTTGAATGTGTTTGAGCATGAACTGGTGCATCTTATTGTACAAAACAATTGCAAGAATAGACGAAAGCACCATGGAGAATGGTTTCAAGCTGTAGCAAGGCAACTGTTTGGTCACACACAATTTCGTCACAGTTTAGGTCGGCCTGTCAATAGCAGCGAGTACGATGAAGAGGGAGGAGTCATGTTGAACACTAGAGCACGTTTTAAACCTGGAGAGAGGGTGGACTTCAAGATGCCAAACGGCAACCTCGTGAAGAATTGCACGATCAAAAAGTTAAATCCAACACGCGCGCTTCTGATTTGCCCCGAAAAAAAGAAATGGCGCGTCGGCTATACTTTTATACGCAAACGAACTTAAACAAAACCATACGGAATGGCGGCCGCCCAAAGAACAATTAGCATTTAGGCGGCTTACGATCTGCTTTATATGGTCTCTTACTCGCAGGCAGCTGGGACCAGTGCTCGAACACTAAAACTACAGACCTTACGATAACCGTAACAAGGTTGAATAGTGGAAAAGAACGCATAGGGCAACCCATTTCTACCACAACTATGTGCTGGCCTTAAGCCGCTGTGTTCAATCTAATTCCAGGAACGTATGTGAGCAATAGTCGAGGGACAAGCCAATCGAGTCGATTGTACTGATGCACAATAACATAAGTCATTCCTGCTTGTGTTTTGACAATGGTTGGCTTGCCTTGTTCGCTTTCGATCAAGGGAGGTGGCTCAATCACAGAGTCTTTGAAGTGCGCTAATTTTTTCGGGTCAGCAGTAGTTCCCATTTGGCATGCCCAACCATCGCGCGACATCATGAAGCGAGTAACGTCTTTGTAAGGAGAGAGGGAGAGTAATACGTTGTAGGCTGCTTGGTCGGGGTTTTCGGTCCCGTAGGCTCCACACATCAAATAGAGGTTCAAGAATAAATCACGAAGGGTCTCGAAACGCCCAGCCATTGTTCCTGCATTATAAATTAGACGCTCCTCCATGTGGTCAAACACCGCGGTCCCAAAGCTTTTTTGCATATTCATAGCGCCCCACAGAACCTCATCGCCATATCGAATACTCTCACATGCTGCAACGAGTTTGTAAGGCGAGTCCATGGGCAGCTGTTCTTGCAGCCAATCACTTGGATTCGATTGGAATACAACATCACCTACATCCGTGCTAATTAGGTAACGATATGAAGACGTAACCACTGCCGGCAATTTTGAAAGGAAATACCACATGTGATAGAAACGGTCAACGTTGACGTGGAAATTCTTAGGTGCGCTCGTATATGCGTATCGCCGCTGTTCTGGAAGGTCGTCGAAAGTGAAAACAGTGAAGCCCACGCGCTTCAAAAACTCGACTACTTCGTAAGAGACGTCATAGACAACCATGTACTTATCCCCGGAGAAGCCACTGTTCAATAGGGAAGTAACGTAAAGCAGGACATTAGGAACGTTGTATTTGGTGATGGCACCGATGATGGCGTCTTTCTGCATTTCTGACTACTTCATCAGTTTCGTATAGTGCCTTAAGCCGAAACAACCGCTTCTGTTTCGTCTACTGTGTTATCCTCTTCCAAAAACTGTATTTTCCCAGACTCGTCTAGAATCATCACATACAAACGCGACCGGACCTCAGTTGCGTCCCGTCCGCGCGGGTTAGAAGCCGTTTTGATGTAGTCGTCCATCATGACGTTGAGAATATTTTCATATTTTTCCATAAACGCGGGTTCCATCATGAGTCCCATCACCATTCGACATCCCGAGTCGAACATGGCTTTTTCAACTTGGTGATGCGTCGACTTGACCCATTTACCATCTTTTACTTTTTCGATTGTCTTGTCACGCTTACATGCGAGCCGTACATTTCTATTCTCAGGATGCTCCGGATGAAAATGTATGTTTCTCATCAGTTCAGGAATTCCAGACATTACGCTTTTGGCCATTTCAGAAAGGAATTCTTTTGTGATGTGCTCCGTGTTTTCCTCACCGAAATTTCTTGGCATTTGGATGTAAATGTTGTTATTCACAGTACCATTATTTACGTTTCCATTTACATTTCCGTTGAGCACATTTCCATTTATTGTTTGTTCCATTGCTCTTGTTTTTTGAGCTAACTGCTGACTCAAATGCCTCATATTAGCACAATGAATTGCAAGGCCGTTGGGTGTATTATACCCTTTACCACATACGGTGCATACATGCTTATCTTTAACAGGAAAAAGCGACACTCTTAAATCGTCTAAACCCAAGTCACAACCAACAAGTGCTTTACATTCGCGGCCTCTGAAAATGTGGCGCTTGAAGGATGGCTTGTGATTTGTTGAGTATTTGCACCTTGGACAACAGTATGTACACGATAATGTCTCCTCATCTGCCATGTGTCCTATTCTTCGTTTATTATGCGAGATATGACACCTATTCTCTAAACTGCGAATTTTAAAAAGTGACGCATCCACAGAATTTCTTAGCCAAAATTCAAAACGAATTGCCTCACTTTTCATGGCGTATGTGGCGGATGGTATGCAACTGCCTGACTGGAACGGGCTGCAAAAGGGCGAAATATCCATCGGTTTTCCTTACACAGGAGTAGCAAAAATTGGGTCGATGGGCCTGTTTTAGGAAGGGCGTGATTTGCAAATTTTAAAAAGTGACGCATCCACAGAATTTCTTAGCCAAAATTCAAAACGAATTGCCTCACTTTTCATGGCGTATGTGGCGGATGGTATGCAACTGCCTGACTGGAACGGGCTGCAAAAGGGCGAAATATCCATCGGTTTTCCTTACACAGGAGTAGCAAAAATTGGGTCGATGGGCCTGTTTTAGGAAGGGCGTGATTTGCAAATTTTAAAAAGTGACGCATCCACAGAATTTCTTAGCCAAAATTCAAAACGAATTGCCTCACTTTTCATGGCGTATGTGGCGGATGGTATGCAACTGCCTGACTGGAACGGGCTGCAGAAGGGCGAAATATCCATCGGTTTTCCTTACACAGGAGTAGCAAAAGTAGGGTCCATGGGCTGTTTTAGGAAGGGCGTGATTTGCAAATTTTAAAAAGTGACGCATCCGCAGAATTTCTTAGCCAAAATTCAAAACGAATTGCCTCACTTTTCATGGCGTATGTGGCAGCGGTATGCAACTGCTTTACTGGAACGGGTTGCAAATCATGGAATTCTAGTCAAATTTTCGTATCACTTTGCTTGGGCCGGGCAATACCATTGCAAGCGGGGAAAAAATGACGTCCTCCACCTCGTGTTTAGTCATTCAATAAGAAAAATGAGCTGCCCGATGACCCACACGATGCATGCGTCCGCGAACTCCGTCGAGGAGCTCGATCGCGTGTATAAGGCCATTGTGGCATCCGTGGACGTCTCGGGGCATCCGCGGTTCGAGGTGTGGATGAAGGTGGACACCTCTATTCCTGACCTAGACTTGCCTGTGTTCACCAAGGCGGACGCCCCTGCAGCTCAAGAGGTGCTGTACACGCCAAACAAGCATGCCGTCTCTCTCACTGAGTTTGGCTATTACAATGTTATTTCCAAAAACGTCGCCGAACGCCAACGTGCTCTTGAGCATGCGATTCAGGCGAAGGGCCAGGCAAGCGTGGTCTCGAAGCTGCTGTTTCTGGTGGCTACAGAGAAGGACAACGTCCGTGGCGCGATTTATCGCGAGGATTGCTACTGGGCACAGATGCTCTAAATGCTAATAAAAGAAGACGACACACGCTTTTGGGGGGATATATTTTTGACTTTGGTTTTGCTATGAATTTCAGCAGCGACTGCTGACAATCCGTCGCGAAAACGAATGTTGTAATCCGCCTCCGTCAGTGCAACTACTTTTTTCCATTCCGTTTGCAGTTCTGCAGAGCATTTTTCGTCTAGTTGTTGGACCTTTGACAGTAATTTTTCTTTGCCGTTCACTTTAAGAACCAAAGTATAGAGAATGTATGATTGCAAGTGATGTAGGATGGTTTGCAAGCGCGAAATTAAGACATTCAAGTACAAAATGTAATCGTAAGTCATTCCCAACTGCATTGCAGTGTTGACAGCAGCCGTCAACTTTAGTTTTTTTAGTTGAACATTAAAACCTTGTTCAAACACATTCGTGACATCGTGCAATTGCTTGACATACAGCGCAGCAGTGCATGTCGCGGTGTCGTAACGTTTGCAAATGCTGATGAGAAACCGTGCCGTCCTATGCAGGTCAACAAACTCATTTATGAGCGTGACCAGCATAGGACGATACATTTTCATTTCAATCAGCGGTTTTGTAACAGACGCAATCTTGGATGCGTAATTCATTGCTACTATTAAATATGAATAATTTACAAATGCATTACGGGTTTTTCATTCCAGACCATTCTCATTGCAGGGTTGCACAACTTACCTATGATAATTACATTAACGGGTCGGGTTTTAGTGGGACCGAGGCGTCTTTGCTAGAAATTGCACACGGGTTAGAAAAACGGGGGCATAAAATTACAATTGTAACTGCCGAAACGGACAAATCTGTGTTTACGTCTCTTGACTTTTTTACACCCTTATTCTTTCTCACAAGTGCTGTGAAACAATGGGTGCCCTTACTTCGACATGACTGCATTGTGGCTGTGTGGCTTCATTGTTACGTCCCTGATACTGCGCTAAGGGAATTTAAATCCATTGTTGCTCCAAGACGCTTCATACTTATTGCCGTTTCCGACACGGTGGCGCGGCACGTGTTTGGCATTGCTCCCGTGCATGTTGTTCCAAATGGCATAAACAAGGCAGTTTGGACAGCACCACTGCGAATCGCACGTGGGAAGCATCATGTATTCATTGCCACATATGAACGGGGTGGTGTGATTGCAGCAGTGGTGGCCCGCAAGCTTGGGAAAAAACTCGCAATTGCATCGTATTATCATCAACTCGGGATAAGCAATCCCATTCCATCCTTGTCAAAGCGTGATGTGCGAGGACTGCTCGAAACGGCTGATATTTTCGTGTATCCGCTCGTTCTTCCCAATGGTTCGGTGCATCACGACACATATGCATGTTGTGTTCACGAAGCAATGGCATCCGGGGTAATCGTGGTTACATGGGACGTTGCATGTTTTAGAGACGTGTACCCTCCTGACCTTTTGGTTCTCGTTCCGCCCCTGCCTTTTAAAGGCTACAACCCACGAGGGCGCAGCGGCGTTAATCCAGCACTGGCATCGGCAGAGGCAGTGGCGCGACTATGCGATGCGGTTGTGGCGCTCGACCGCGACCCTTTACGAAAGGAAAGCATACGCGCGCGTGCACGCGAGTGGGCCTTGAAAAACACATGGGATGAAAGCGTCGATGCGTTTACATCGGCGATGATCGTGGTTTAATGAATTCTGTTTTGAGAGTAAGAGAGATGGCGGCGCCCTTCAATACGCCCACTATATTTGTTCTAGATTGGGATGGCACAATTGCCGGAAGAGTGGACTACCAGTCGCAGCGGTTTTCGTTGCTTCAGGTTTTGCGCAAGTTTGGGTTCAGTGCGCCCAAGTCCACCATTCCGCAGGCATTTCAGCCTGGTCACGGACTTATCCGGCCCTTTTTGGTGGATTTTATGCGAACTTTACAACGCATCACAGATGGAAACTGCTATTTCTTTATTTATACTGCAAGTGAGAGGCGGTGGGCGACCCAGGAGATATCGTGGGTGGAGAGGACACATGGCATCAACTTTGCACGCCCCATTTTCGCGCGCGATAACTGCATAGTCGACAGCAGCGGCAGTTACCGAAAATCGCTCAAAAAAATATGGCCCCGCATATTGCGTGTGGTCACTAAAAATGTGGCTCTCACGAATCGCGAGCGGGAATATATGCTGCAGCGTCGTACCATGCTTATTGATAACAACGCTGTGTATGTGGATTACACAGACAAACTACTCTTGTGTCCGGATTATTCATACATGGTTTTTGAAAACTTAATGGACACACTGCCTGCTGCTGCTTTTGAGCATCCCGTCATAAGGCAGCATCTCATGAGCTTGGCGAGCGATGGCTTTCTTTGCCCTAGCACATACAACATGCATGCATCCCGCGCTGGCGGCGGCGGCAGCCAAAGCAATCCCCCTATCATGAATACCATGTTCAGCGAATACAGGTGGCTCGCGACCAAATGCAAGTCGGTGATGGACGCCAACGCCGTTTACGAAAAAGACGAATTCTGGCAGCTTCTTCGCAAGCTAATATTAAAAAATATGATTCGTGATTACCCCGCAGACGTTGTGGCACAACTGCAACAGCTCATATGGAAGCGTTACGGTAAGGCGTGAGGCTCACCTTCGTCCTCAACTTCGTGAGCGCCTTCATTTTCCTGCACAGGCTGCAATATAACGTCCTCGAAGTAGGGGTGTGTGTATTGAATCCCCTTGCTATCAATCATAGATTTTGCAAAATCTTTTGCTTTTTTGAGGGACAAGTTAGAATAAATGGCCAACTTGCTGATGTAATACTCTAAGGCAAGTTGCGAACATTTTTGTGCATCATGATCGGCCGTACCAACAAGTGCAGACAATGGTTGAAACATATCGGCTTGGTTGGTGTTGAGATCGCGCCAAATTTCGTAGGGCAAATCATTGGCCTCGGCAATTTGAAGAATTGCACACTCCTCGTGAGTTAACTTGTCGGCATACTTTTGCCAAACAAGAAGCGAGTATATTGTTTTTGACGAGTACACGAGACGGTATACGGCGTTGCATTTCATTTTCTTGGTATGCATATATTTCCCTTTCTTTTTAGAGCAAAAATCAACAATTCCGCAAATGTTGGCTAGACAATTCATATCATCACGTTAGTTGCTCCCTTTAAATCTCGAGCTGCGCAAATGGTTTAAAGACAAGATCAGGGTTTCTCAATAAGGATGCAGGGCCCATCCGTCACGTTGAGTGATGACGACTCGGACTCGGTTATTGAAATTAATCCATCAAACTATCGGCCATCTGCCTTTCAAATTCCGTCGCGCATGCCCGTAGGCATGGGTTCAGACATGCTCATTAACAAACGAAAAATTTCGAGCGACGGCGCGGCTTCGTTAATGTCGTTGTCTGCGGGGTCTGTTAGCAGCGCAAGCGGGAGCGAGAGCGCGTCGGATGCCAGTGGCAGCGCATCAGGCGACACCGACGAGACGGATAACGCGCCCTACGGCCACCATCAATCGCAGTACAACATGGCCCCAGCGGACCGTATGATGAACGAGCGTGCCCGCCTCGAGGCCGAGCAAAACGAGAAGCGCGAAATTCTGTTCAAAATGGACCGCCTCGAGTCGCGCGGCTACACACTGCCGCGCCGGTTTACCCTGGAAAGCAACCTGGAAGAGATGCGCAACGAGTATGACCGCATTGTTCGCGAGAAAGAGCTGGATGCGAGTATTCACTTTCAACAGAAAATGATGATGGCGTTCGTGACCGGCGTAGAGTTCCTCAACACCAAATGGGACCCGTTTAGCGTACGTCTCTCGGGATGGAGCGAGACCGTTCAAGACGAGAAGGAGGATTACACCGATATTTTCATCGACCTGCACGACAAGTACAAGGGCTCCGGAAAGAAAATGGCACCCGAGCTGCGTCTCTTGCTTACGCTCTCCGGGTCCGCCTTCATGTTCCACCTAACCAACAACATGTTCAAGTCGACGACCACACCAGGTGTCGAGGAGCTGCTTCGTTCAAATCCCGACCTCATGCGCCAGTTCCAGAGTGCGGCCATTAACAAGATGGGTGGCCAAGGCGCGCCGCAGCAGCAACAACAGTCGGCCCCACAACCGCAGCAACAACAGCAAAGCCCGATGGGTGGCATTTTTAGCATGATGGGCAACATGTTTGGCGCACCCCTAGCGGCTCAAGCTCCACGCATGCCCATGAACCAGGCGCAACCCATGAACCAATCTGCATCTCAGCGCCCTCCGCCGCCGCAGCAGATGCCTCAACAAATTCATCAAAACATAAACACGCGCCCCCCAATGCAGTCCCAGCGCATGGAGACGCTGAGCATGAGCGGCGACGACGAAATCACGAGCATCATCGAGGACACAGCCGACCTAGTTGGCATCATTCGATCCGACCGCAAGTCCGTTGGCAGCGCCTCAACAGCAGGAGGCGGCCGCCGCGGCGTGCGCAAGCAAGCCCCCCAAGGCCGCACACTTCAGCTGTAGGTGATGAGTCTACAATCTATTCTTTCTTTTGTACGTTATGAGAAATAATGCTTTACACACCAGTTTCGAATGCCCTTTTGGAGTCAATCAAACGCCTTTTGATTAACAACAACTACCCGAAAAGCGCTCTCATGATGGAAGAGCGTTCCTTAAAAATTATGCCTGAGAGAGCCGAAGTCGATCGCCTCATTGTAACATTGGATTCCAAAATCCTTCCATACTCCTTCATCCGTCACACAGTCATGACATTGACGCCAAACGACACCGCTGCCATTGAGTTTATAGAGGAGCATATTTTGAATGCAATTTCGCCAAGCGAGGTATTTATGATAGGTTGTGACGGCAACAACATAGAGTATTATGTGGAACATGAAGGCGGCGCACTGAGGTCGTATGACGCTGGCAAAGCACTCAAAGGGATATACAATCATATGCCAAAAGTGTACTATGCAGCAACATACCAACAAATCGGCAGCATTGTGCCTCGGGAAATGTTTGACGCCTTACAACATGTAATTCCTCTGCACGAGCTCGCTCACGTCTTTAATCGGTATCACCCTGATTTCAGGTACGCCTATCACATGTCCACCACGCGCTGCCCCCGCATTAAGGACGTTGCCGACAACTTGTTGCGAATGGCACTTATATGCAACCCTTTGGGTGGTGGCCTTCCTTCAAGGCAGTTCCTTCATGAACATGCTAATGATGTGTTGGCGTGGTTGTCTATCGGCGTGCGCAACGACTCGAGCATCGCCATGAATATCTATGTGAGGCCGGCAACTTGGCTCCAAGGACTGATGCGCACACTCATACGTTCATGAGTGTGCGCTTACTTGGCGCCGAGGCGAGTGAAGCGCTTGGGGATGCTGCGCGCGCTCTTTAGGGGAGTGCGGATGCCTTGCGACACCACGGTGCGTGCCTCTTGGCTCACGTGCTTCATGCTCGGGACGCGGGACATGAAAATCGCGCCGAAAATGGCGTCGAGAATCACGAGTAGCAGGCCGATGGCGATGATGGCAATGTGCACGATGGACCAGTAGTACACCATTTCGCGGCGCACATCCTCGCTGCACTTGCACTTCTCGCTAACTAGGAAGTTAATGTACTTGATGGCCATGATGAAGAAGACAAACGCACCCAGAGTGTACAGAATGTTCAAGATGGCCAAGACCGGTGCCATCGACGGTTGCTTCATGATAATAACCGGGTTCATCATGGTCAACAGCAGGTACAAAACCGCGAAAATCGGGAAGTACTTAATGAAGTTGCGGTAGGGGTGCATGGCACACTCGCAGCCGGCTTGTTCCATCTTTTGGATGTACATGTATGTCACACCAAAGAGAATGATGATGACAAGTTGCAAAATTACATGGATAGACAGGGACGCGGTAAACACCATCTTTTCTGTGTTCATTGTCGGTCGTTCTATAGGATGCCTAGGTAATTTTCGGGAATGCGCTCCGTTCAGTAGGCGGCACCCAAGGAACACCAAGAAAGGTAAATATATCTTCCTCTGTTTTGAAGTCGGGCAGAGTCACTTCTTCATCACGTACCTTGCCCATGCGTGTGAGCCCGTGCTCGTTAAGCGACCACCCCTTGGTCAGCGCATGCTTACGCATGGCAACGTTAAATTTGTCACTGCCCGTAAAATACAGGAGCGCAAAGGCGAATTCGTTGTCAGGCGTAAGCAACAGGTCGATGCGACGGGCAGCGGCCGCCGCCGTGCAGCGTGCGATGCCCATGAATTTCTTTGGGCCGTCTGCGAGCGTTTCAATCATATAGCCCTCCTTGCGCATCTTTTCGATGGCCGCTGCGAGCTCATGTGTGCCGCCTCGCACGAGGACGTCTACATCGCCACTGTCGGCCGCGCCCCGGCGAAAGCTGCCCACCACTTGACACTCAAACGATGGGTCGACCGCATGAAACGCATGTGAAATGATGCGATCGTGGCGCTGGACCTCGTCCCGGGGAATTCGCTTATTCACGTCGTCGTAATGTTTGAGACCAATTTTTTGTTTTTCGTTAAGAGTTACCTCTCCGTTTGCAACCGCCGCCCTCAGGGCAGCAATAGACCGAATGCCTGCCTCGACGATGGCCTTGGCCTTTGCAGGGCCGACCCCATATATTTGCAGGATGTCATGTGTGGTCGCGACATCGCCGTTTTCATTTATTTTATCAGCCGCCTCGAGATGGCCCGTTTCGAGGACCTCTTGTATTTTCTTACGAATGCCCTCACCGACACCCTCAATCTGGTCGACATCATCCATGGTTTTAATGGGTCGCGGAAAGTCCTTGACGGCTGAAATTACTCGGGCGTAGGCACGCGCCTTGAACACATTGCCTTGTTTTTCCTTGCGATGCATGACCTCGAGGGCGGCAATGATATCCTGGGCTTTGCTCATTTTGGGCAATGTGCTTCACACAAGCTCTCAATCTTAAATCGACACTTGGCTGGTAGCTTTTCTGTGTGCTTGGCCCAATGTTTCAATTTTTGTATTATTTCGTCGTGAAGGGGTTGCACGTCCTTTTCGGCCTCCCAACTCACTCCCAGTATTTCGAGCCAGTAATCAATTATGTGTGGAGGTTGCGCATCTTCTTGAGGCAAACACAGTGCCTCATCAACTGCAACTAATACGGGGCCAAGAATGAAGCTCGGCGATTTTGTAAAAACTCCATAGTGGCACAAGAAGACGCATCCTTTTACCAAGTTGATGCGGCACTTTTTCCACACGCTCCACTCTTGGAAAACGCCCTCGTTTGAAACGTCTGTAAACATGACAGGAACTTGCACAAACGCCTCGTTTCCGGCCGTGACTTGATCAAAGCATGCCTCCCAAGCGCCGCGAAAGACAAGCTTGTCCGGCATGGGTGTATTAACTGCAACAATGCGGGCGAATTCGGCATATATATTTTGATAGATTTGGACGGGGCGTTGCATGATTGCCCAGATAACGTGACAATACATGGTGGCATATTGAGGGGTTAAAATCGCGAGCACCTTGCGCACGATGGCATCCTTATTTTGCGGACTCACTTTGTTTGTCAAACTTAGGAATTCTTTCTTGCAAATGGCTTCACGGGACAGCTCGCGCATGCCGATTCTAGGGCGCTCTTGTCTCATGCGATTGCCGGCGGCACTAGCATTTTGTCTCCCATGCCCTTTTGATCGCCCGCCGCCTCCATACCTGCCGGTGCGCGCCCCTCCGTTGCCGCCGCTGTTGTGGTTGTCAATTCCCCGTTCCCGTTCCCCTCCGTTTGTTACGAAACACCGGTAGGCGTCAAGGCTTTTTACTAATACTTCATATTTGGACGGATCCGGTATGGCTGCTAGAAACACGTCAATGGGGACAACTTCCGCCATTAGTTAAACGTGATATAAAGGAATGCCGCCATTCTTAAATAGTTTAATGCGATGGAAAATTTAGTAGATGTCGTCGAGGAATACATGACCTCTGTGGTTGTGCGCAAGATTTGGATGCTTACCAATTGCGTCACTGATGCGGAGGGATTACGGACAATGTTTGCAGGAAGAGACTATACAGTGTCAGCGTCACCGTCCGCAAGCGCGGGCTTTATCGATGGCTTTGAAAATACGCTAGTCACCGACTGGGACACATATGCCGCAGACCAGTCCTCTTTTAGGGCGATTCTTCCATCGCTAGACATTGTTGTGCTCGATGGCATCAGCGAATTGAACGCGCGATCACTGCACAAGTGGATCGAGAATACAGCGGTAGCAGGATGGCCATTGAGCCCGCATACTATTTTTATTACTGCTTAGTTAATAGGATTAGGACATGGTCAAGCCGTTGCCCATTCATCAAGATTGGAAGGTGAAGATTTTCAAGGGTATTGCCCTAATTGTGATTGGCCTTGTGGTCATCGTGTCCCTGAAGTCGTTTATCAACTTCTTGGAGACGCGCCTCGAAGGTTTCAAGGACGCCGCCGGCGCCGCCACGGTGACGTACTACTCCATGGAAGGTTGCCCGCACTGCAAGGAGATGAAGCCCAAGTGGGAGGAGTTCAAGGCATTGGCAGCGAAGTCGGGTGGCTCGATAGAGACCAAAGAATTCTCCGCTGACAATGACCAGACTGAAATCAGCAAGGCCAAGCCCGCGGTTCAAGGATTCCCCACTCTTCACGTGTCTTTCAAGGGCAAGGTGACAGAGTACAAGGGTGAGCGCTCGTCGAGCGCCCTCATGGCATTTGTTCAAAAGACGATGGCCTAGCCCACCATTCTTCGAACAACTCAAGGCCGTGAAGCAGTGCTTGATTGATTTTTTCGTCGGTTATGTCAATCCATAACCCCCTTTTAGTGATACGAAGTGGCAAGAGTGGCATGACCGATTCACGCATCATTATAACTTGCGGGTCGTGTTGTATGAAGGGGGCGGATTTGTGCCACATTCCGCACTCCATGAGGCTCTGTATGTAATGGCCTATAGACTTTAATGCACCTCGTGCATCACGCCCATCTTTGTAAGGCCCGTCTTGTAATTTTGCAATAATGATTTGCAGAACGTTTTGCTTAGGTGGGCAAGCATTCGGTTTGCTCCAAGCCAAACATGGATTGTCGCATGTGAGGCCGCCGTCCACATAGTATCTGCCCTTTATCAACACAGGTCGCAAGATGAACGGCAAGGCCATGGATGCACGTATTAGGTCAAGGACAGGCACGTCTCCGTGTGTTCCCGTGTTATGTGCAACAACGGGCATGGCATGAGAAAGGTCCGTCATGATGATGGACCATGAGCGCCCACAGCGTGCACAAAATTCATTCATTGTAATTTTATCAACATTTACATCCGGCCATCGTTCCGCGATAGATTGCTTTATAGGCTCTATAAAATGCTCACCGTTCACTAGGTGAAATTTGTAGGGCAACCTAAAAATGTCAAACGGGGATATATGAAGTTTATCGGGCTCGAGACATGAAATAAGGCGCCGGCGGACCACCATGGCATCCGTGCCTATCATCAAAAATGCGCCAAAATAGGTGCCTATTGAAATGCTGGCTATATGCTTGATGTCTTTTGCCATGCCGCGCCACTGCAAGCCATGTATGATGCCGAGCATTTCAAATCCCGATAGGCCGCCGCCTCCAAGAAGTAAATATTCAATGCCCATTAATTGTTGCTGGATAGGCGCGCCTTAAACCCATTCATTTTAACGCTGGCTTATCATGTAGTAGCAGTAGCAGCATGGTGCAACCCCGGATCACGTTGAATGAATTGTATCATGCTCGTAAGGAAAAACAAAATGTGCGAATTCAATCGTTCGACAAGGTACTCGAGCGGTGTCACCGCCGCCTTCGCACGGTGGCAAGCGTGGGCGGCATGAACACGTTTTTCGAGGTGCCCGGGATGGTCGTTGGGTTGCCTCTTTATGACCTTCAACAATGCACAGCATACGTAATTGAGGCACTGCGCAAGGTGGGACTCCTTGTCCAAGTGTTGCCGCCGCCAAATGTCGCGGTCCTCTATATTTCATGGGAACCAAAGGATGTTGGACCGGCACGACCCGCACTAAAAGGACCGTCCCGTAAAACGACGACATTTTCGCCGAACAACACACTACGGTTGTTCTAGGGCCTCTTTGAGAGCCGTCACGTTTTCTAAGAAGGGACGCATGACTTCGAGGGTTTGTTTCATTCCAGCAACCATTGCCAAACGGAAAAGTTGGTCCATGATGAGAATGACTAGAACGCCGATGAGAACAAACAACAGCAAGTCCATCCACATGGGCGGGCGGACGCCAACGACAACCTCCTCAACGAGAGGTGACGGCAACTCTTGCTTGCGGCGGCGGCTTGCTTCCCTAAGAAGATCCGCAAAGGGAGAGGAGCGCGGGTCGTAGGGGGTGGCTACGGCGCCTTTTGGAGGTTGAGCCAATGGGGAAAGTGTGATTTGGTCCTTAAAGCTGTCAAGAGGAAGATATTGGTCCAAATCATCATCGGCATAGCCATCGACCTTGGCCATGTCTACCATACGCGATGTTTTTTGCTCGACGGGAGGTTGGCCTTCATAGCCCTCGCTCAGTGCTGCCTCCATGGCGCGTCCAAACTTTTGTTTGTCTTGTTCGTTCAACGGGTACTCGTAATTGGGCGGCGACAGGGGAGCGCACTTTGTTTGTGTTTTTGTGAGCGGAGGACCCCGGGCGGCTGGGCGGTCACCACTTGTAAAGCCTTCTTTTAGGGTTTTCGGGCACACTCCGTATTGCTTGCAGCCAAAGGTATAATCGTTGAGGCGGCCTGTGTAGGAATCCTTTGGAGCGGTGGACAAGTCCGTAAATTCCTCCTTCACCGGAGCTGCCGGAGATGCCGGGCGCGCGGAACGTCGCTTGCCACCATGCCGGGGCTCGTCGAACGTTGTTTTATATGCTTCATCGAGAGTAGCATACATATTGTGCTTTGCACCACTATACTCACCTGCGACAATTTTTCTTTTTCGGCCATGCAAGTAGTGAACAACAATGCTAGTTTTAAGAGGCTTCTTGACAGGCGCGCTGGCCGTATTAACAATCATGTACACGTTTCGGTCATCTGTTCCATATCCGCGATGGATGATGATGCCTTACGAGCACCCGTGGCTACTTCCCATTATGGCAGTTGCTATTGCATTTATCTTCACCATGGATCGCGCAGCAGGGGCTATGATTATTCTTATGGTTGCGGCAATTGCTCTTGATGTCAGCATATTTGGGCGTCAAATTCACGTGCCCGAGAACATTGATGTGCGCGGAGCCGACCCGCGTCAAGACTTGCTGAGCGAACCGGGCATTCCCCTTGCTTTGGACGAGAGCGAACATTATGCTTTACATGCGTCGTGCTAATGGCAAAAATTCGCGCCGCCCCCTACTCGTGTGCCCTCGCAATGGCATGTAGCACATGATTATCGGTTTGAGGGTCCCACAGCTGTCGCTTGCACATGAGACACTGATTTGTGTGCGCCATGGCGGATACACCTACCGTCATGGCTTGCATGAGACACCTGAGGTGAAACCGCCCGTTGCAACAAGCCATTTTGTAGTGGCTCATTTGTCCATCGAAGTCTTCATGGCACACAAGGCAATGCCCGAGGTGAGCGTCGTTTCCATCACTCGCTGGCTTAATGTACTCAATTGATTTGAAACCAGCAATTGTCCACCCCTTGCGCAACATTTTTTGGGTGCGCACGTTTATGTTTCGCTCACCCGGACGATTCTTGACAATGATTGCTTTTTTTTGCAAGACATCCTCCATAATGCGGATGCGTTCCCGGTCGTAATGCATGGGGTCAAACCCCTTGCAAAGATGCTTCGAGAGGCCAATGCCATTCTTCGAAGCGATGAGGCCGTTGCACTCAAAATCCAGGTTCCCGAATGGTGCGATAGGTTGCTCCTCTCCTAGCGGAACATTCACTACCATGATATCCATCGTGAAAGTCTTGAGCGAGTTTTGAATAGTACTCTCCAACTGCCTAGCAAACTGTACAATCAGGGGCGCCAGTTCTTGAAGCACCGTACCAGCGAACATTTTGTATATTTTTGGTGCGACATCCACTTTGAATCGCATGTGCTCTACCTCGTTGGGCTTCAACTCAATACCCGGAATATACCCGACCGGGTCGTGTGAAAACATGCGCGTCAACTGAAAACGCTTGTCTTTTAGAGAGTCCAATAGCCCTTGAAGCCTCGTAGAATGAATGCATGCGTCGATGTCTGCTGGAACAATCATTCTATTGGCAAATTCAGGCATGTACGTGGGGTCGTTGTACAATTCGTCAACTTCTGCATTTGTTTTGCCCAAAGTCATGTGTGCCTTGTAGAAACGCGATGCACCACTCTCGTGCAAGTGCCAATCGCGAACGGCGCCCCCAAATATGTAGCCCGTGTGTGCAATAATATCCACCATGATTGCTTTTTTTGTTTTCCAGTCGACGCGCTGCGCACTGAAGGGATGAGGAGCCATGGTTAGCGGCGAGCGATCACGTTCTGGTATTTGGTAGTATCTCGTTGGTGTTGTATTTATTATTATGTCGATTTTTGGCTTGTGCCGGGGCATTATTTAAGAGGATTGTTGGCACCTATTAAAAATGCCGCTATACGATTCAGTTGACTCCCACTACTGCTTTGCCTTATTCAAAGAGCTAGCAATTCAAATTAACAAGGCCGTCTCAAGATATGACCCAAATTATCGTATTTCTGTATTGCGAACGGTTGACTTGTGTTATCTCGAGACTGCTTCCGTCTTGCCATGCTTTCTTACTGTCGTGGGCTACCACAAAAACCAACGAGTGATGGATTTTACAATGATAGTAGACAGTCGCACTGTTACGGTGGGAGGCAAGGCCCATCACATCATTGCAGGGAGGAGCGACGTCTGTGCGCACATCATTGACTGCGTAAAGAGCCACCAGCTGTGCGTGCTACAAAAGAGAATATTTGATTTAGACTATGGTCAGGCACTCGAGACAACGATTGTCGAGGTTGAGCCGAACGAAATTGTGCGTATGGTGATGATTCCAAGAAATGGCGAACAAATACATATCACACTGAACAGGGACTCTGGAATTGACATCGTTCACATGTTTCCATCAACTTTGCACTATCTCAGTGCCGCCGAAAAGGCACAAAAATTTACATTCATTGAGGCTGACGACGTAATTACCGCACTTGTTGCAAACTTGCAAATGAGCCTGTAAAAATAATATGCGCTGCACATAAATGGCAGGTCAATCGTGGACAATAGTTGCCGCCATTGCCTATCTGGCGTCGACCATCATATTTTTATCATATGGTTCCTTGACAATTCGATCTCCATTCTTGCTACTTGGAACTGCTTTACTTGCCGGCGGATATGGTACACTGGGAGTTCTAAAAGCGCTTGATGCTAAGGCAAAGCGCGAAGGCGAATTGCAAAACGTCAAACAGGCGGCGGCAACAGATGCGCGTTTCTATAAACTTGGTTACGCATTCATGATAGCCTTTTATGGTCTGTGTTTCCTTCTGCCCATTGCATTTCATACTCAAATCTATGATTTGCTCGCTTGCATTGGCTACGCCCTCTTATTCGTGGGCATCAAGACGATTGGGTTTATCACCGTATTCATTTATTACGTGTGGGCTTCCATGCACAAGTTCCATGTTCTGTCACATACATCACATCACGATTTTGTGCGAAAGTTTGTGCTGGCGCTTGCGCGTGCTGCACTTGCGGCTTACTACGCCTGTATGTTGTTTATAATATAAGGCACCCAAATGCAAAACCCAACC